AGAAAAGAATTGTAACTTTTCTCTTTCAGAAGTCATCTCATTAAAGAATTCTTTAGGAGTCAAAGTAAAAGGTCTAGCTTTAGATCTAAACTTATCTCTCATCTCTTGTTGAGATATATCCCAATATTTACCTTGGGGGGCTGCTAATCCTTGTAATATAGCTGGTCTATCCTCATGCAATGAAATGCTCATTATTTGAGCAACATCTCTAGCTTCTAAGCCTATACCTTCAGCATAAGTTTTGGCCTTCATTTTATATTGTTTGATCTGTTCATCGTACATGTCTTTTGTACTACTGAACATACCTTTGGAAGCCTTATATATGTTCTTTAGATCGGCTTTTAACTCAGCACTAAATTGTAGTAGCCTTTCTTTTTCTGCCTTATACTCTCTTATTAACTCTCCTTTGGCAGCTCTAAAGCCGGTTGATAACTCTGCTTTTTCAGACTTAAAGTTATCATGGATTTCTTTAATGTCTTGAGAGTATACATTTTTAAGTGCCTCCTGTGCTGTACCAGATCTTAAGTCTAAAGTAATAGATTCAGCAGTCTGTCTAGTCCATCTTAGGAACGGGGATATAGAACCTTTGTTACCAAAACTATCAAGGAAAGAAGAGAATGAAGTTAGTCCAGTTGTTCTTCGAAACTCTTCAGCTTCAGAAGATTTATATAGAGTCTTACCTTTAAACAGACGTTGTATGTTCCCAACCATTCCATTAGAAAAAGAATTATCTTGCATAACTTGATAAGCATTCTTGTGAAGAAAAGATAATAATTCTTTCTGACTTAATTCTCCTTTAGACCTAAACTTGGACAACAATACATCTAAAGAATTAGTGACAAACTCATCAGGTAACATTCCTGTAGACTTTATCCTAGACTGTTCTATATCATAAGCATTCATTAAAGGTTGCTCTGAAGTACCATAAATACCTTCGTATAACGATAACCCTGTAGCTAAATTAGACAAAGATACTCTGGTTGTGAATGGTAGTTTATTTGTAGTAGAGGGTTCGAAATCACTACTAAGAGTTTTGAAGATAGCAAAGTTTAGTCTAGATATATTATTAACTCTATCTTTAAAAACTGGACTAAAGGCAGATCCACTTTCATATTTAACTCTAAGTTCTTCTAATTGAATTTCCCTTCTAGTTCGTAAATCATTTACATTAGCCTGATGTCCTAAATTCAGGTCTGCCATATTAACTTCTAATTCAGCATTCAAACCTTTACGTTCTCTTATACTGCCTTTAATCCTACTTTTATAAGTGTCAATTAGAGACGTAGTGTCATCTTTCAATTTAGTTAGTACTGATTTTTTAGTATCTATTAATCCTTGATTGTCATAATATCCACCAATGCCTTCAGATAAAAAGAAGTCCGACATCAAAGAACTTTGCAATTCTCTTAAAGAAATCACTGCAGTCAATCTTAAATGTTCGTCCCCTTTAGCATCAGCACTTATCTTAAAAGATTCATACTTTCTTATCTCATCATTTATAACTCTGTTTAGTCTTAGTATTTCTTGTTCAGTTTCAGGTTGACCTCTTTTAGAAAGGAGTCTATTTATTTGAGATTTATAAAGTTCTACTGAATTACTTAAATTGACTAATCCCTTATAACCAGTCTCACTCATACCCTGAGTTAAAGCCGAACCCATAGTTTCTAGATATTTTCTATATAAAGGATCATCTTGAGTGTTATCTAAGTCAAACTTACTTAATGCCTGTGTAACAGTATTCAAAGCTTGAGCCCTTTGAGATGTATAACCCATACTATGTCTTCGCATAGCTTCTTCAGCCTGTACTATGTAACCAGGGGGTACTAACCACGAAGGAGTACTGACTTGTACTGCGCCAGGATATGAATTCTTACCAGCCAACATACTTTGAGCATTACTAGCAGAAGCAGTAGCTGCCATCAATCTAAGAACACCTGATTCACCAGCTGCCTCTTTATACCATCTTTGTAAAAGAAGCATTTCATCTTTATCTAAAGTCACCTCATCAGTACCAGACATTCTAGCTCTCATCATCTTATCTCTAACATTAGACAATTGAGTACCAGGAGTAAAAGCACTTGCTAAGAATATAGTCTTACTTATCAATGCATCCACATAAGTACCATATTGATCCCCTAAAACTTTCAAATCAGATCCTGACAATAAATAACTATATACTTCGTTATCATAGTTAAGCTTGACTCTTTGACCCCCTCCCTCAGATGATGGCATAAAGTCAAAGGTAGGTAAAGAAAAGGCGAAGGACTTATAATTTAATCCGTCTATAACAGGTGAAGTAGCACCGATGCCGAAAGGTTTGTCACTATCTAAACCATATAGTCTATTTACATCAATTGCCTCTTGAAGATCTAACTTATTTAAAGTACCAATAGCTCTCTCTTTAAATTCCTTAGATATTATATTCTGACTCTCTAATTCACTATATATTTCTGATAATACTTGTCTACCTGAATAAGATCTTTGTTCTAAGCCAACCCCTAATTCTTCTGAAAGAACAGTACTGGATGGATCTACAGTTAAAAGATTCTGTAATAGTTGAATATTAGTATTTAACTGTTCAGAGTTTCGATATTTATATTGTCCTAACAATGGATCAGAATCTTGCTTTTGTCTTAATTCAGCAATACTCTTCATTAATAAAACTGATGTCTCAGAAACTATTTGACCATAAGCTTTATACTCCTTCTGTATTCTTGATAAAGCTGCACTGCCCTCTACACTATTTGAACTATATAATCCTAGAAACTTGTTTCTTGATACTTGGTTGGCAGTTCTTATATCACTAACTGAATATATGGAAGATCTATCAAATCCAGCTCTACTGAGTTCCCCTGAAATAGATGCTACAGTCTCCCCTTCACCTACTATAGCCATAACCTTAGAAAGAGTTGTACGGAGTTCACTTAGTTTCCCTCCCTGTTCAAAAGCTTGAATATTTTGGTTAAGTGGTTTTATTAAGTGTTGAAATTCTGTCTTTGCAGTTAATTTAGATCCAATAGGCTCTTTACTTTGAGATGCCATTAAATGAGTAGACAATCTTACTATTGGTGAAGATTGTATTGCTCCTCTTATGGCGGCTCTTGTTAATTCTAGATATTGAATTTCTTCTACAGCTTCTGAGTCTCTACCTTCTCGTCTAGCTCTAACAGCCTTTTCTAAAACGTCCATATTATAATCATTACGTATAGAAGCTAATAGAAGAACTATACGGTCATCTTGAAAATTAAACTCAGTAGGAACTTCTATTAATTTATTCTGATTACTTAACTGTAAAGTTAAGTCTAAAGAAGTAGCTAACATAGCTGCTTCTTTCTGATCTCTAGCATTGATATTTATATAATCTTGTCCTATTAATCCTCTACCTCCATTAGCTTCTTTGAACCGGTCAAACAGCATGAACTTTAATTCTTTCTGTATAGCTAATAAAGAATCTCCTTCACCTCTTAATGCTTTGTTTAATAATTCAGGATCAATTAATGTAGGAATGGAAGGCGTTTGATGAACACTGAAAGCGTCTTTAGCTTTCTTGATAAGGTTACCACCAAGTTCGCTAGATAAACCTAACCATACTTTCTTCTCATAATCTGTAAGAGTCTCTACGTCTTTAGTGAATAATCCAAGTAAAGAATCTAAAGATCCATCCTTACCCACATCTTTAATTACTTTAATGGCTGAATCACTAGATAGAAAACTAACTAAAGCTTGATTTCTATACCATACCCCTAAATCTCCCTTCATTGCAGAGTGAAAGAGAGACGCTTTTAATTCTGTTTTTATATTGGGATTGGAAGACGAACTTATCCATGAATCTCCAAATGCAGTTAATATACCAGCCGCTAATTGTTGTGCTTTCCTTTGACCTTTACCAGTATCTACTTCATATTTTAAATAAGCAGTACCAGTGGTTTCATTAATAGATAAATCTAATAGATTAGAAAGTAATCTTTTATCTCTTATAATTGCTGAGCCATGAGCAAACCCTGGATAACTTTTAAAGTTAGCAGTACTAAATAGACCGAATACATCTTTCAGTTGTATATCTCCATAAGCACCACCTTTCTGATTGTTAAGTTGATGGAGTAGATAAGAGAAGAAATCTAAGTTCATACTACCATCTTGAGATTTATAGAACGCTTCAGCACCAGCCATTTTCATAGGGGCTTTAGCAAGAGTTCCTACACCTTCTATACGACGAGAACCACCTAACTCAAAGGCTCTATTGTATATAAATTCCCACATCAATTGATTGTTATCCGCGTTAGCCATAAGTTGTTTAGAACTTATAACATACTCAATACTATTCTCAGCATTCCTATACCAAGTCTGTCTTTCTAAGGTGGATACATTTGGTAAATCATCTACTGTCCTAAAGTTATCAATAACTCCTACAATAGCTGATACTTGATCCCTAGAATCCATAGAACCTTTCACAAAATAACGGCCTGAATCAGAGACTTCTATTGAAGTATTATATCTATCTGTACCTATAATACTCTTTAATAAATTAGTCTTATCTTCATTAGTAAGCCTAAGCATATCTATAGTCTCTCTTGGCATCATACCATTACTTTTATCTAAAGATCCTATATCACCCCAAACTAATATACGGTTACTGTCATGATCAAAAGTGACTATATCCTTAGCATTCACTTTTATATTACCGACACTATAATCTTCTGCCATCATAGACGCCTTTTGTCTCTTCTCTGCTCTCTCTATAAAACCACTCATAGTCCCTACTCTAGCTTTTTCATCTTCAGTAAGTGAACTGTAAGTCCTCTTACCTAATTGAATGGATCTTGCTATGGCAGTATCTGTTCCATAATATGGGTTACCAATACCAAAGTCGGTATAATCTCCTCCTAGTCTAACTAAAGCTATTGGATTTAAATCAGCCCTAGCTCCTGTATAACCTTTTTTACCTGTAGCTATCATGTCAGCTAAGCGGGCGTTAGAAAGTAATAAGAATCTTGCTATAGAATTCTCTTTGTAAAAGTCTTCATCAGAGAACTTAAATTCATCTCTAAGTTGCTCTTTATAACGATTAATAGACTCAATTAAATCAGAAGTTAAAAAGGATCTGAATCCTGCACCACTAGCTAAAGACACAGAAGTCATATCGTTTATATATTGATTTGTATAATCAAAGACTTTAGTTAAACTACTTATTAGCTCTTTCTTATGTTTCCTCGGTACTCTAATATTACTAACCGCTTCCTCAACAATCCTTAAATTAGAACTAGAAGCCGCAGGTATTGTTTCATAGGCTAATCTAATTTGATCTAATAATTTCTGCTGATCCACTCCATAAGAGTCAATTGAAAATTCACTTCTTCTTTCTATTAATAGATTGATTAGATCAAGTCTTCTATGATTAACTAGACTATCTGTATAAGCTCCAATATCCCCTTTAGTTCTCAGTCTATAAGCAATCTCTTGATCCAACTCATACATTGGTCTGCTACCTAATACGTTCTTTAAACGTTGAGGGATTTGACTAGCCTTTTTACTGACATTAAACTGATACGCTAGTAAAGTATGATTAGTTAATACTCTATTATTACTATCATCCGTAGTGTAGAAAGAACTAGATTTAAGTGTATTGGTAACTTTCCTTACTATATCTAAAGATGAATAAGCTCCGGATTCTACGTAATCGTGTATCTTGTCTATATCTAAAAAGCTATTATCTTGAGGAGATTTATTACTATCCCACATATCAGCTAATTTAAGCTCTTGAGGTCTTAGAATAGATCCTTGCATCCTAGCTTCTGAAGCTTGTCTGGCTTTATTTATAATAATTGCATATAGGCTATTTCTATATTCGTCATATCTTAATAGTCCACCTACTCCAGCACTTTCACCAAAGTCAGACGTAGTAACATCTCCTACTGGGGTCTTCTTTAGACCGTACATAGACAAGCCAAAATCCTCTACTCCTTCACTAACACTTCCTCCATCAGCAACTCCCCTTATAGCCCCGGTTAATACATCTCCTAATGTGTCCATTGGTCCGTAAGTTAATCCTTGAGCCAAAGAATATTTGAATATTGAGAATAAGTTGTTTTGAGTGTCTAATGATTGTTCTAAAGTATTTGTAAAAATAGATTGACTTGCTGATATACCGTATAGAGGAGTTCTAAACCAAGCTTGAGAGGAGCCATAAGTAGAGCCTTGACTAATAGATATAAAGGGTTCCATCAAAGCAGATTTAACCTGTTTAATCATGGTATTGAGCCTGTCTTGATACATGAAATCCCTTTTCATTTGAAGAAGTCCTAGACCTATATCAGCTTGATAACTAGTAGGATCACTACCTACACCTAAATGAGTATCAAAAAGCTTTTTAATTTGTAGAATAGTTTCTTCTCTCTCAGCTCTAAGTTTTCTCGCTTCTAGAGATGATATAGGACTATTGGAACCCTTGATCTTTCTATTTAAAGAATGGAGATTTATTATACTTCCTTGTAAAGCTTTTCTTAATATATAGTCTCCATTATTAATATTAGAACCAGGCCTTAACAATAAACCTTTATTAATATCAGAGACAATATCATAACCTCCCCTCAATTGGAGCGCTTGTATACCTGCATCATTTCTACCTGGGATTAAGTGTTTTTGTTTAAATGCTTGACTAAGTTGTAGAAAATCAGCATCAGTCATATTTCTTAGAAAGTCTTCACTACTAGAGACAGAACCGCTTCTATGGCCTTTACTAAGAAATTCCAAATACTGAATACCTAAATCTCCAAGCTTTGAAACTCCAGTCCTCTCGTCAATTGTTCTACTTAATTGGGTTAGATATTCTAAAGGATGACCTATTAAAGCTCTATAACTAGTCTCACTGCTTAATGTAGACATTACACTAATTAAATGATCAATAGGATTGAGTTTTAAGGATGCTCCTTTCTCTAAAGTAGTATTATGAAATTCGTATTCCCCAGTACTTTGATTGAGAGTCATATAATTATCCCCGAACGGTAACCCTCTTAATGCACTATTAGAATTATTTACAAATACCGCATTTCCTATCACTTTGTTTTGGTCTATTAAATAGATGAATCCATTATCAGCCCTACTTCTTGGATCTTGAGGATCTGTTATTTTACTCTTAGTATTCAATCCTCCATTAAGATAAGTTACCCTAAATTTCATAGTAGGACTAGAAGCTTGAACTCCACCCGGTGTTGAGTCCATAAGATTAGCAATATTAACAGATAACTGCAACGAGGTTAGAATTCCTCCTTGTCCATATATAGGAGTATAGTCAATTAGTTTAGAGCTACCTCCTGAACTTACATCTCGATTTAATCTATCTAATCTGCTCTGTAGCTCATTTAGACCAACTCTGTTTACTCTTGATTCCCATACAGCTCTTGTTGAGTTTAAAGATGTATTAACAGCTCCGGCTTGAGTACCAGTTAGTCTACGCCATTCTTTCTCTGCATATCTGCCATACATAGACAACGCAAAGTTCTCCATATCAGCTGACATACTAAGATCGTTATCTTCTCTATTAGTAACTGAACTGGATAACAAGTTTAATCCTGCTTCAGTTGAAGTAGTCATCGAATCATCAGTAGTAAATTTAGTTGACTCTCTACCAAAGTTCGAAGAACCTGATATCAATCCTTTAAAAATCATTGATAGGTCACTTCCTATACCTCTCTCTACAGCAAATACATTCTTAACGTGGGACATAGACTCGGTCACACCTATAATACCACCTCTAGCCATTGCTAATAATTGCTTAGTAGTTCTATTAGCGTCTGACTCATTAAGATCATTTATTCTATTAGTTAAGTCTTTGTATCTTGTTTCTCTAGAACTTAATTGATTTATTCCGCCTTCCCCTAATCCTAACTTTTCTTTTAATCTAGTATTATCAAATCCGACTGAAGCTACAAGATTATAAATACTTCCCCCATAATCTTGCAAATATCTCATTCTACCTATCTTAGATATTTGCTCATTAGTAAAGTCTGTAGGGGAAATAGATATCCCATTTTTATCAGTACTAAAGTAAGATCCTTCTGATATGGCTAATCTTCCTATTAAATAATCAATCTTGGATTCCATAGGTTTAACCACTCTATCTCTATAGTTTCTGATATCTACTGAGACATATGCTTTACCTTCGGCCAATAAGTCAAATAATTTATCTTGTACATCTCTTCTGTAAATAATACCTCTATTAGTAAGACTATTTAAAGAAGGATCAGAAGTTCCTCTTATTCTATTTAATATAGAACTACCTACTTTGCCAGCAGGAGTTTCTAACATTTCGTTTAATACTTGTGTAGATATTAATTTATCTTCATTATAATATCCACCAAATTCACCACTGTAGTCCCCTTTATCTCCGTAGTAAAGACTATTGTCCAACTGCAGCATCCATACCTGATTCAAGTTAGCGTATAATTCTCTTACACTTGCACCTGTATAAGGCTTAGATACATAGTCAATTAAATTTCTTAATGCAACTCCTGTATCTCCTGCTAAACCTACCTGCCCTCCTGTAAATTCTCTTCCATCTAATCCTTCAAAGGCGAGAGATCGTGTCTGTAAAAATAAGTGGCTCTCTATAATATCTTTTTGTATTCTTGCTCTTTCATTATCAGAAGCCTGAGCAACTAAAGAGGAATAAGATTGTCTTAATCTCTTTGCTACTGAGCGAATCTCTTGAGGATCAGTAGAAGTGGAAGAGCCAAATTTATTATTATATCTATCTAGAATCCTATTATGAAATATGTATATTTCTTCATAATTAGATCCTGCTTGGTTAGGACTATTACCTACAGGAGATGTCAAGTTAAATGAGCCTATAATACCCACTCTATCTGTAGTATATACTTTAGGGTGATACATCCCCTTATCTACAAATCGTAATGAGAACCATGTACTCAATATCTGCTCAGTCATCACTGCTGTCTGACTACTGCTTTGGTTCCCACTCATAGCATCTTCTATTATCTCATCCCTCACATTCCTTAACCTTTCCATAGCTATTATATTGGGACCAAGAATAGCATTCCCTACTTTATTAATTTTATTCAGGTCAGAAGTGGGTGCAGCTAGTCTAATAGATACCTGAAATTTACCTTCTTTAATATCTTGTTTCTTAGTTCTTAATTTATTAACTAAAGTGTCTATAACTGCCTTATTCTGTAATTGGAATAAGTCGATAGTTAATGAAGAAGTAGAACTTTCTATTATTGCTATTGCTGCTCTAATACCTGGTTTAGATACATAATCCCTTGAACTTAAATATTCATCAGCAGTAGCAGCCAATCTACTCTGTAAATCCCTAGCTGATTCTTGAGGATCACTAAATACTCTATTAGACCATTTACTCCGTATCATCTCGGGATTAGTTCTTATGAACTCACTATGAATCCTACTGACCCTAGCAGTTAAATTGTATTCATCGTCTCTAATTATCGAATTTAAAGTATAAGCACCATATTTAAGGATATTCCTTTCAGACTCATCTATTTGATTTATAGCATCTGGAGTTAAGTTTAATATACTTAAACCACCATAAAAAGATTTGCCTTGATAATCCAATGTGTCGTGTTGGAACAAATATCTATAAGTATTAGTAGCTAAATACTTCTCGTACTGCTGAGTTCTTATATCATTACTTTTACTGTAATCTTTTATTATGGGTGCCACGAACTCATCGTTAGCCCCAAATGTTGCTGCCGATGAAAAGGAGCTATCCAAACCGGTCTGAAAGTTTCCAATAATCCTTTTTAAAGCATTAGTACCACTGTTAACTGTAGAATATATGTCACCTGAAAAAGCTGTAAAAGCATTCCTAGCTAATGCTCTTCCTACCTCTCTATAAATATCTACATGACCTCCATAGCTATTGGTAGATGATCCAGAAGTGTATTTAACTTTGGACATTGCAGAGCCTCTTTTAAAATAATCCAATCTTTCACCTTCAGACTTTTCTCTGCCCAATCCAGAATAAACTCTATACAGTTCTTCATTTTTACTAGCAGTGACATCATCAGTTGCGTCTCGTTCTTTGTTAAAAGCTAGATGAAAATTAGTAGCGTTCTGTAATGAAGAACTTGTGCCAAAAGTGTAGAAGCCTAAAGCCTCATAGTTCCCTTTAGCAGAATTTCCATATGAAGAAAATGGGCTATAAAAATAATCATTAAAAGGCATAAGTAAGATTATTAACTTTGTGCATTAATAGATAAGAGGAAGGGAAAGAATAGTTAAATACAAGATATATAAGATGTAAATTTATTACTATATGAAAATATAAATTACTTTAAAACAACAACTTATTATTATTTCTTATATACTGATATATATTATAAATTTCATTCGAATATATCTTATATGCCTAATCTAAATAAAGTAATCTATCCAACCTTAACTTTACCTTCAGGTAAGAAAGTCCAATTTACAAGTGTAACCTTTTTAGATAGAAGGAGAATATTAAAAAGTTATAAGCAAGAACAGGGATACTTAATGGAAGAAATGTTAGCAGCCTATGCCTTACATACTATAGATGGTGAACCTTTAGATACTGGATTTGGTAGTCCCCAAATAATTGAAAGATTAGATACTTGGGATTACAAAGATGTGACCTATTATTTAGAAGTATTTATGAGGACCGTTATGTTAGATGACGAAATGAGGTCTCAAGCAGAATCGGATGCAAAAAAGATATCTTCAGGGGCTACCTCAACAAACCAAACCGTGACAGACAAAGACACGAGTGGTACTCCTTCAGGTCTTCCCAAGGGATTAACTGTCAATCGAAGTTAAGATGGGCTGCTTTTTGTAACTATAAAATATTAAGTTCGGAGAGATATAAACTTTTATTAAACAATGTATTATCAAAGAATAGTTCTTCGGAGAAAGATTCAATAAAAGGAAGTGTTTTAAATGGTACTAATATTATTCATTCTATATTAATAATAAGTAGACCTATAGTACCTATTGATTATAAAGATACATTGTTTGATATAGTTCAGTATAGTAAACCTATACCCTTCGAATCATTTAATAATCCTATCCCTATTGATTGGGAAGAATTGAGGGCTCATAAGGATAGTTTAATTAGAAGTATTTCAGATAATATAAGAAAGAAAGCTAATCTACAAAATTGGATTGTTATAAATACAGTAGCAAATGGTGGAGTTCCTTTGTACGAAGGAATGAACTGGCTAGACTTAGATGAGTTTTGGATGTCAGCTATCACTGATGAGGTGAATGACTACATCAGAGAACAAAATAAGAGTCAACAGCAGTCAATGCAAAAGATTCAAGATCAAATATCTGATAAGTCTTCCCATAATCGCAGTGTATTTAACGACATACCCAAACCCAAATTTTTGTCTTAATGTATTATAAGGAGTATCAATTCTATGATTAAGGATGCAAAATAAAACTGTAATAATCCCGCCCTATTTAAGACAAAATAGGATTAATGGAGATAGTGTTGGAACTAATGCTTATGAAGGTAGCACTATCCCTAGGCCATTTCTTTCAAATAAAGAGAACTGGGTAGAAAGTGGAAATAATAAAAAGAACATAAGATTAAATAAAAAGAAGATAGGGCAATTGGGTAGGGCTACTCCTTACTCTTCCTTAGATGGGGAGACCTTTACTACTTGTGTTCAGCCCAATAGACAAAAGTTAGCTTTATGTGATTATGCTCTAAAAGAAGAGCCTATATTCTTTGATGGAGTCCAGAAAATGACTCATTTCGTTAGAGCAAAACTAGGTGAATTCTATCATGAAGATGAAACAATAACTGAGTTCATAAGAGCAAATACTATAAAATTAAAAAGCTGGTTATCTGAAATCACTTTTTCTCTATTATGGAGTGGAAGGGGAGACTCTGAAATAGTATACAAAAGATGTAAATCAACTTACACGTCAAATCCATTTGAGATATGGATTGATAAGATAGTTAACTTTCATCCTCTGGATGTCTATTTTGTGTTTGATGAATTTAATTGTTTAAGCCATGGTAAAAAGTCACCAAATAAACAATACCAATCTGGTATATGGGTCCCAGCGCCTCTATCTTTTAGAGAAACCTATGATCTAAATAAGGACTATGATGGCCATAGAGTAAGACTACCTGAAAGTAAAGTATGGCATACGGCTATCAACAGTTATGGTAATAATAGTACTGGATTAAGTCAATTTGAATCAGGTATAAAATTCTTTTTATATAAACAACTATTCCTAGAGATGAATAGTACTGCTTTAGATAGGTATGGTAATCCCTTAATATATGCTGTAGTACCACCTGGAAATACAGATCAAGTTATAAAAGAACCAGATGGGAGTGTCAGGTATAAATCTTATCATCAAGTTGTAACTGAAATATTGGAAGATTTAGGTGGTAAGAGTTCAATAGTATTAACTCAAGTAGATAAAGATCATCCTGTTAAGTTAGATTCATTAACTACTGGTAATAACTTTAGTGGAGCTTTTGACTCGGCCATTAAATTACGTGAAGATAATATGATGATAGCAATGGGAATACCCAATCTAATACTAAAAGACAATAATAACGGATTGGGAACTGGAGGTGCTGCTGAAAGACAAATGGAAGCATTCTTATTATTAATAGATAGTATCTACGATACTGTTATGACTGATTTCATGCATGTAATAAAGTATCTAATAGAATGGAACTTTCCACCAGAAATGCATAAAGGAAAGTTTGGTGTATTTAATAGTAAGATACTAAGGGTCTCAGAACTAAATGTATTAGGAAATATAACTGATAAATTGTTAGATAAAGGAGTATTAGACACAAATGACCCTGATGACAATAATTGGATAAGAGAGACTTTTGGTATTCCTACCAGAAGATCTTTTAATCATCTAGAACAAGACCAATAGAATTAATAAATAACTATTAGACAAATGGCTACTACTCATCATCGGGAATTAACCCCTGAAGATATTCATGAACCTTATTCTTTCAGTTATAGCAATGAAATAGAAAGGAATAAAGATACTTCTATATCTTCTAAAGATGTTAATAAATTAGCTATACAACAGAACAATAGAACAATATGGCTTTTGTTAGACACAAAGCCGACTTGGAAACAAGTATTAACTGAAGGGTCTCCTACTTTACCTAGGGGAAATGCCGGTGGAGATTTAAAAGGTTCATATCCAAATCCTTCAGTTGTAGATGATAGTCATCAACATAGTCCCGGTATAAGTATACCCGCTTATCCTACTACATTAAGACCATCAGGGAGTGCAGGAGGTAGTCTTGACGGTAATTATCCTAATCCCAGACTATCTAATACAGGAGTGACAGCAGGTCTCTATACAAATCCTCAAGTAGAGGTAAACTCTGAAGGAAGAATAACGAGTATAGTTTCTAATAGAATAGGAGAAGCTAACGAAGCAATAAATATAGGAGTGGGGAAAGAAGTATATGCAGAGAAGCAAGGTTCTTCCCTTTTATTTAGGACTTTAAAAGTTGAAGCTAATAGTGGATTAAATATAACACAGTCTTCTAATGAGATCGAAATAAGTAATCTTAATCTTGCTAAACTTAGTGGAGCTAACTTCTCTGGTGATATAAGTAGTCCTAATTTAAAGGTAGATGAAAAAGTAGAAACTAAGATTTTACATACACCATTACATGATGCAGGAATAGGAGGTAGTTGGACTCCTGATGTAGCTAATGGAGTTGTTCAGAAAAGGATTATATCTGGTAATACTTTTATAAATGAGATAAGAGGAGTAGAGGCAGGGATGAGATTAATTTTAATACTAAAGCAAAATACAGTAGGAAATCATTATATTACTTTAGCAGATGAGTATAAAGTTAAAGAGGGTGAGAATAAAGTGCTAAGTCTTCCTGCAAATAGTATAGATGTTTTAGAAGTAACAGTACTTTCTAGTAATTTCTATTTAACTCTAATTCATAGGAACTTTAAGTAATTGTAATTTATAGTTAGCCCATATAGTCATTAGCTTTATTAATTAAAGCTTGGCTACCTAAAGCCATAAAAATGTGCTTACAATACTTTTTATTAAAGAGGTAATCGGCACATGTACAAGTAACAGAAGAAAGGTCATCTAGTTTCTGTTCATTATAATTAACGTCTATAAAGTATTCTTTATTAGAAGGCGTCACACATAAATAATTACCTGACACTTCTATTATTAAATAACCTTGAGAGACCATTAAGGCATAATGTTTTATAAGAAATTGTTCATATAGAGACCCCCATTGGGTTCGCGATATATCAGTTTTATATGCTTTGTCTTTATAATTAAAAGTTATCCATACTTTAGGTTTCGACTTAATAGAATGATAATCTTTCCTATCATCATGTAATGAATAAATAGCGGAGGATTTTACTAAGTTACCGGTTGGTTGTACATGTATTTTAATATCTCTTATATCCTTTAATATAATTCCTGATATTGTTTCTAAAACAAGAATTTCTTCTAAATTTCTCATTATTTATATTTACTTTTTATTTAAGATGTGTTTGATAAGAGTAATAAATTCTTAAAGAAGAAATATTTAAAGTTACTAAAATATTGACTAATAAATAGTTTGATTAAGAAATACCGACTTTATTATATTAGATATATAGAAAGAATCAAGAATACATATATACAACTGCATTTATATTAAAGTTAGTAAATATAATGTATATATAAATTTATACAAATCAAGTTCATTAAGTATGAGCAAACCAGTATTACTAGAGAAAGATATAATATTCACACCTAGTCCTAAACTAGAAGATATCACAAATACTTCTAAAGTTAAGACTGAGGCAGACTTAGAAAATAAGAAAGGTAGTACCATAAAAGTACCTTTAGCTATATTAGGTAGATGGCGTCATAGTTCTTATGGTAAAGTCGAGTTCACTCAACAAGACTTTGATTATATAAAGGAAGGATTTGAAAAAGATGTGTTAGGACATACTCCATATATTACCTTAGGACATTTAGATGAAGAGCACCACTCGACTGACTCACATAGGAAACGCGGCAATCTACTATCAATTAATCAAGAGGGAGACGTCCTCTACGGAGTATTTGACGTCAAACCTAAAGTCTATAATTGGGTAGCTGATGGTGATTATGAATATGTAAGTGGAGAATTTATTAGGGGATTCTTAGATAAGGAAGGTAAAGAAGTTGGTACAGTATTACTAAGAGTTGCATTAACTAATAGTCCGTTCCTACCTTTTGGCAAACATAAAAATGTAGCCTTATCACTAAATAATAAATCAATTGATCTTGATAATCATAAACTACAATTATTTAGTCTTAAAACTAATATAACTATGCAAAACCCTAAAAATAAAGTTAAGCCTGATGAGCCCCAGAACTTATCTTCTACCGTAATTGAACCGCCTACAAAATCCCAAGAGGAAAATAATAAAGTTGAAGAAAGTCTTAAAGAAACAGAAGATGCAGATAACAAAGAAAAAGTAGAATCAAGCGAAGATAAGGGAGAGCAGTCTGATACAAAATCTAATCTAACTAGTTCAGAAGAAAAAGAACAAAAGGGGGATGAGAAAGAAGGTGAAGATGATAGTAATCAAGAATTAAGTTCTACAGAAAGCGCAGCTAGTACTGAACTAGAAAATAAAACAAAGGAAGAAGAAAAGGAAGAAGAAGAGAAAGAAGAAGAAAAGGATAAAGAATCAGATAGTATTGATAATGAACATAAAAAAGAATTAGATAAAGAGTCTAATATAAATAATAATTTAGATGGAGGGTTAACTTCAAATCAAGAATCTACCACACAAGAAGATATGAACGCAAAAGCTGAAGAAACTAATTCACAAAATCTCTCTCAAACAGATGCTCGTAGTCCTCAATTTAGTAATGTACTAATGAATAAGGATGGCGTGAATGTAAAAGCATTATACGAAGGCATGAGGAAATGTTTTAGTCAGAAGTATCAAAATGATTTAGCTCAAAGAGATTTAGAAATAAAAGGACTACAAGAACAATTATTGTCTTTATCTCAAACTTTAGAGGAAACTAAAAATCGAACTGAAAAGCAACAACTTTCTATACGAGATACTCAAAGTCAAGCAGTGTCCGCTTTAGAAGGAATGTTAACCGAATACTTAGGTGGAGCTGGAGTACCACCAGCTTTAATAAGAAAGTTCAGTACCTTAAAAGATGCAATTAATTCTAGATTAGATACCGTCAAACTTTCTTTAGATAACAATACGGTAGAAGAAATTACTACTATTCAGTTATTAGCCGACATGTTAATAGAGGCAGTAAATACAAATAACATTCCTCTACAACAATTAGGTATCAGCAAGCATATGACTAGATTAAACAATGATCCTAGTGGACGTAATGGCGCTGCTTTACAAACTATTGAAAGGAATATAGATAAAGCTAGATCATTAGGTAGAATATAATTTCTATAATAATTATTAATACTTATATGAAATGATTAGAATAAGTAAGTATAAATAAGCTATTAATAAACTTATATAATTGATTAATAACTATTCTTAAAAGTTAGTAGCTATTATTTGTCTAATACCGAGCGTATATTTTGTCACTATTTAATTAGTATTTTTAGAATAATAATAGTAATTCTCCAAATTGATAAAGAGATATTAAACAATAGAATAATGTAGGATGTATAAACATCAGATCATTAATAATTAAAATAAATAAAACTTTATAAACATGCCAACTCAAATTCCTAATAATACAAATTTCTCACCCTATATAAGTGGCTGGGAATCTATGGCGGATGGACTATTACCTGGTGAACCGATATACACAGAGGTAGCTAGATCTTTTGTTCCTTTAGTAGGAAGAACTGCTCTAACAGAAATATTCCCTGAAGAGGTTATTGAGCAACGTGTTGTAGTAATTCAACAATCTCAAGAAGCTACTACTACCATAATGCCTCTAGTAGATTGGGGTAAACAAGATGTAGTAACAGGGCAGACAGGTGGTACTAGTAAGTTCATGATGGTACAACCTTTAGTAATCCGTCAAACTAAATTCATTGCTCATGGTGAATTGAATACTAGATTACGTCCTGGAACCATGAATGAACAGTGGTCTCCTTCTGAGCAAATTGATAGGATCATTGAGACAATGGTTCAGGAACATGCTTTAACTTGGGATGTATACAGAGCCTTAATGTTATTAGGTGGTATTCATTATACAGATCCACGTACTGGTGTATCAGTAGAAGTCAGTGCTCAAATACCTCCTCATAACTTCTGGTCTTACAATGTATCTGCCGGATTTATGGGAAGAAACGAAAGTTTAATGTTCAAGTCTGTATTAGATAGTAATACAACTAACTCCACCACAGCAGGAGTTCCATTCACAGATCCTAATGCCGACTTGTTAATGGCTATGAGAAGTTTTGCTAATTGGTTCAAAGTAACTAATAAATCCAGAGTTACAGCAATGTATTTATCTGCAGACTTGTCTCATATCTTAATGAATAACAACCAAGTCAAGTTATCTCAAGGAGGTACAGTATTTGGTATGGGATCCGCTCCAATTGTACGCGACTCAGCTGATCCTATCTCTAGTAGTCAGTTTACAATGAATGCTGAAGGTCTATCTTCTATCTCTGGTATACCCTTAAGACCTGTTGAGACTGGATTCCGAGATCCTGTAACTAACTTATATAGACCAGTATTCCCTAAGAATAAAATTGTAGCTGTAAGTGAAGTTAATTCCAACGGCGGTAATGAAGCACCAGGAAGAACACAATATTGTGTATCTGAAGAATCAGGTGGTAGACCGGGATTATGGACTAGGACTGTAGATGAAACCCAACCTCCAGCGCCTCCAGGAATGTATATTCAAATGGGTAATGCGGGATTACCTTATCTAAAATTCCCTTATAGAGTAGCACACTTAAACGTTGCTAGTCCTCAAGCTGTGAATAATAGATTGGGTATTGTTGGTGATTACAACTTTGGAGTGATCTAATATTATTAAGGATTGAGAAAAGGGGAGGAGTATTATTTATATAGTACTTTTCCCACAAAATATATCTTAATAAAAATAATATAAATACATCAATTTAGTAATCACATAATACAATTATTCTTGCTTTAGTATATATCAATATAAAATAATAGTTATTCATCAAAACTTATCATGCCAAGCTTAGGATATGGCTTAATGAACTCCGCCCAAGTTTTATGGGGGGCCAGAAAGCCAGGAACAATAAAAACTTATGTAACCTCTGGTGTAATTGAATCTCCTAGAGTATTTCTTCATAATGCTACTACTCTAGCTGCAGCTATGGCTAGTGGTAATGACTGGGCTACTCAAACCCAACAAGCTCTTACAGATGCTCATATTATATCTTTTGTAGGTGGAGCTATAGAATTTGACGGCAAGAGATTTACATTAGATACAGGGCCTGCTCCTGCTGATGGAGGTATAAATAATGTAGGTAATAGTAATATTGACTTAGATCTACTGTCTGATTATCTATGTGTAGGTGAACCTTGTCCAGAGTATGTATTAGCTGCTGTACCTAGATATGACGAGCCAGCTAGTCAAGCTGAAGCAGAAGCTATGGGAGTTAATTACTTTATAACCATGACTTCTCAAGGAGAATTTGAAGCAACCTTCTTCACCAGCTCTTCTTGTAACTTCTCTGCTTGTAAATATGGTAGCTTCTATGCTTTAGAACAAGCCGTAAGAAATGGTTGTGCAAGCTGTGAAGATGCTCAAGCTTACTACGATTGTGTAGGCGAAAGGGATTGCCCAACTCTAATGTTATGTATAAGAGGTGTAGCATTCGTCTTAGCCGAAGTCTGTGATATGTCTAACTGCTGTAATCCAGCTCAAAACTTAAACAGATGTCAATTTGAACAACTTATAGCTACTTATGGTGGTTTACCTAGTATCAGATTAAGACCTATCACTACGGCTGATACTGGAACTCCTCCCGATCCTGGTGTGACTGATGAAGGGGTTTATACTTTAAACGAATTCTTTGGTTCTACTACAAATACTCAACCTTTCACTGGAGATACCGTAACAGGAGGAAGTAACTCTTCATTCCGCAACGGTGTCGGAATAGATTATGGAAATGGTAATGGTCCTGGGTCTGAACTTTGGAGAATACAAAGTATTGAGTTTTATCCTTCTTCTAACTTAGCTACAGGATGTGAGCAAGGTAAGAGCTTAATGTATCCCTCTAGTATGTCTGAAGTTAGGGACTTTGTTAATATACTAACTGCCCCTCTAGGTACTGATCCTTGTAATCCAACATGTGGACATGGTTGGAGCGAAGCTGATATTCGTATAATAGCAAGAGAGTACGAAATGCCATGTTGTGATACTCCTCCAACTCAACAAGGAGATCAACCTGAATTAAGGAGAATGATTACTAAACAGCAAACGGGAGCAGCAGGTCCAAGTTGGTTAGGTAGAATTAATCCATTGTACAAACAGTCTAGAGGTGCTTCACTAAGACTACCTTACCGTCCTAGTGCTTCTGCATTACATTGGTATGCGGATCCTGTCTCACTAGTAAGGTTTAGAATCAGTGATATAGATCCAGATGATGATCCCCTCACCACACCTAACGTAGTAATTGATACTACTTCTGTAACTTATCAGGTTAGGCATTTAATCGGTTAAGATTAAACATTGTAGAACAAGATAAAATACAGATACCAATATTGATGTGTAGACTAACTAAGTCTACACATTTTTATGTTTTAAGGACATAATGATTTGATAAAAAGTATATTATTAATATGTATAGAATAATATAAAGTAAATTAACTATATAAAAGCCTAGATATGAGAAGAATTAGTATAAAAGCTAGAGCACCATTTAAATATAAATATAACGGAGAGATTAAGGAAATGACTGCAGGTCAAGAAATATTCTTTAATCTCAATATACCTGAACAATATAAAGAACTTCAATATATATTAGGGCCTAATTTTAGTCACAAACAATTTATATATTGTGATAGAAGTACTGCTAAGAAATATGTTGAAAATGTAGAAGGAGATAACTTTTATTATGAATCCTATAATCTAGATGAAATAAAACCACCAGAGCCTTTAGAAGAAAATCCTTTCGCTAAGAATAGCCAGGTTGTATATTCTACTATTGATGAAGATAAAGATAGTAATAAAGATAATAAAACGATAGAAGCTAGTAATGTACCAAAGAAGTCAAAACCTTTAGGAGAAGAAATAGAAGAGGCTCAACTTAAAAAACAGGAGACTGAGCAAATGTCTGCTGATGAGTTAAGAGAAGTACTGACTTTAAACGAGGAGAAAGAAAACGTTAGTACTGAGGAATTGATGGAAATAAGAAGGGAGGAATTAAATAAGACTAAATGGGAAAAAGTAAAAGACATTGCAGAGAATGATTATGATATAACTTATACTAATAAAGTTAATACTATAGAAGCTATATTAGCTATTGAGTTTAAATAAATACTAGGGCTTATCTTTGTTCATTTTAAATAGATATATGATAACGAGTTGATATTTACTATAACGGTTGCCATATATCTATTTAAATAATAACAATAATGTAATTTATAGTAAAGGCTTTATACAAATATAAATAAATAAAAATTAAATATTAAATGGTTGATTTAAGTAAGAATGAGTTCATCATAAATAGAGTAATAAATGATAACTTTACTGAAAGAGTAAGAAGGTCTTGCTTTATTATTGATAGTAATTCTTTAAAGGATGAAGAGATAATAGATATTGCTCTAAAGGATATATATCCTAGGATAATGTTTAGGATTGCTTTTGTAAAAGATAAAGCTAATAATCCTATATTTAAAGGGATAGGAGAAAACTTTGACTATAATGATACTTACTTAAACGTCTTAAAAGTTATTACTAAAGAACCTTTTGGTAGTGCTTTTCTTAGTATAGCAGCTTTACTCTGTAGTGCTCATATCATAAGAAATATACCTCTAAATTCTGATATAAAATTATTGGATTTAGCTAAACAAATAGAGGATAGAGCTATAGAAGACTTGGAAGTTATGATAGGAACTTTAGCGGAAGATCCTCAAGTCATTCAACAAATTATCAGACCTACAGGCTCTATTGGTAGTGAAGGACAAGGTTCAGTAACTACTGATCCTGCTTTTTATTTTGCCCCTTCCATTAATAAAGAAACTGTACCTCCGGAAGTATTTGATTATATTAAAGAATCAGCTTTATTAGAAGATGTTGATATAGAACCTAACATTAAAGTTCCTAGTAACAAAATAGCTTTCTGTTGGTTTTATATTACAAGTGTATTAAAGAATGGATATCAAGAAGGTGTTGTTTTAATAAAAGATGGACAGTCAATTGAAAGCTTAATAGAAGACCTAGCAGGTAATATTAATGAAGCGGCTATTAGTCTACAAAGTCCGCTTATTGCATCTCCTAATAGAGGTGAACTAAGAACCATAACAGCTAAATATACAGAAGACGAATTATATCCTGAATTAACTATTAACAAAGTTAATTCTAAAAAAGAAGTTTCATTTTATTTAACTACAAGGATTCATAGTTTAAGAATAACTTCAAGACTCCTTTCTCCTATATCTAATAGAGAAATAATTTGTATAAATATATATTCTTTAGATAAAGACTTATTTATTAATAACAGTCCTAGCACTGAAGATTTATTAAGTTATAGGAGTATAGCAAATAGAGGAATTGATGGAGTTATTTATGGTATAAAGCCTTATTACAAAGCTATGAGCAGTATTGGTCCTCATTCTTTATTAGTAGATATTGAGAAGGGTAATGTAAATATCTCATCTGTAATTAAGTCTCCTAATGACGATGACGATGAGAATGATTCAAATATAGTAGATAAAAGTTTAGACGAAATTGACACTGAGACTATAGATACATTCTTCTTCAGATTACAAGAAGGAGTACAGTCTTTGTCAGGGCAACTTAAAGTGAGAGTAAGTACAGCTCCTATCTCACCAAATATTAATGAATGGATTATCCCTATTAATACTCTTAATGCTGATCAAATAGCCTTTCAGTTCTTAAATTCTTTTTATATTAATAAGCTCCATAATCAGGTATTAGGTAGTATGAGTAGTACTAGTAGTGTACAAATGGTTAGCTTTATTCAAACAGAAGAGGAGATAAGAATTATAGTTGATATATTGGAAGTACCTAAAGGATTGGAGATAGCTATTGGGAATCCTTTAAGACCTATAACCACTTATAAAAATGGGCCTAGAAGTATAAATATAAAAGCTAGATTAGATTTTGTAAATTATGCTAGAAATACTGGTCCTGATAGTGGAAATAGTAATATGAGAGTAGGTTCAGCTGTTGCATCTAGTCCTTCTCCTGGTTTAAGTAAAGTTAATAGAATAATAGAGAATCTAAAATATCCTTGCGGTAAGCCTATACAATATAGAGATACAAATAACCGTAACTGTAAGTAATTCAACCATATGATTGGAACATTTCCAGTAGGCCCTCCTTTACCATCACTACCATATCTCTGTGAATACTTTTTTAGATTAATTGGTAATCATCCATTAATAGCTAATCCAGTAGTAAGACATCCATTAACTGACGAAAGAGTTTATATAGAAAGATATAAGTTATATAACGGTATAGAAACTGAAGAAGGTTTAGCTTGTTCAATATTCCCACATTCAACCCCTACTGATGGATTGTCTTTACCTAAACCTGCTGAAGTCTCTACGTCTGCTCTATTTGGTAGTGGAGATGATCCTACATTAGGAGTAACAGTAGAAGATGTAATTTACCATATAGGTATAAAGTTACATTATGCATGTAATATAAAAGGTAACCTTCATCCTTCTGATCCTTTTAGGACTTTACCAGTAGATGCTGCTATTCATCCTTCTCACGAATTAAAATATGATATAGGTACAAAAGTTGTACCAGTAAATATAAATCCTGGGATTTATATAATAGGTGAATATATGGAGTTAATACGACTTGCTATACATGATAGAAATAATGCAGATGTAAAAAGATTAATGGATGTTCCATATCATCCTAAAAGAGTAGAAGTATTATATTTCAATTTAAAGACAGCTCCTTGGGAAAAAGATAGATCAGTCTATTTTCATGAAGGAGAAATACTTATAAGAATTGATGATAAAGTATCTAAAGGTTGGAGGTCTAGGTTTAATAAACCAGCTACTTGTACTACTCTTACTATTGAAAGATCTTAACAGGACTATTATCTTTGAATCCACTTATATGACAAAGATTATTCCCCAACAATATAATATGTTCTAAATTAGATTTTCTCAAAGTAGCTCCTGCTAAAAATATTAGCTTATTTACTCTCAACAATACATCATTGATTACTTTATTTCTTGTTATTAAGAAAGTTAAATCTTGCTGAGGAAAATTTAACGAAGATTTAGGGCTAGATAATTCATCAAACTTAGTAGATGAAATAGCGTTACCTACTATAGAAGGATGACTTATAATAAAAGCTCTATTTAATAATAAACAAGCTATCGAGATTAATAACATATTATAACCTCCGGGAGGTGTTAAGTATTCTAGAATAAATGAACTAGTAATACTAAGATTTGATTTAGAGTTACTATCAATGTTTTGATAAAAGGCTGTAGCTAATATATCTAAGTCTGTAGATCTAGATAGATTAGGATCATATAGAAATTGTTTCCGTAGGTTAATGATTTCATTATATACTCCAGGCCAATTGGTAGATAAAGATTGATGAAGTAGATGATAACTTAACTCTTCCCTTTCATCATACATCCTATCTAATCCAGCATTAACAATAATCCTGGCTATCCTAGATAGAATTGTATATGCTTTATATTCATTGGTACCTTCAGACGGTTGTAAGGGTACTTCATAATTATTGTTAAACTGCCCAAAGTACCATTTTACTAAATCAGGAATCCATTTAGTAAAGAACTTTAAATTCCTAATTGTATCAGATGTTATTTCTTCAGAAAGAAACAATTGTTCTGGGAAGTTATATACTTCGAAGTCATACCTTTCTTCTAAATTAGAAGAAGTAGCTAATATATTGTCAAAGTTATTATTCCAATTATTTAATTTAAAGTCCCCGTAAGAATCAAAATTAACTTTAGAAAATCGATTAAATAAAAGACTAATAGTTTTATAAGCTAGTTCAGAAAAACTAATATATGTTAAGTCTATATTATTAAGATCCAAAGAAAGATAACCTAAAGAACCATAATATCCCAACCATATAGATTTATGAGATAATGAAAGTTCTTCTACTTTAGAAAAGTTCAAACTAGGACGTTCATTGTTGAGTAACAACAATCTACTCTTGAAATGATCTGTCAGTTTAGTATTATCTAAATTCTCTATAGTATTAGTAAATATTAAATAAGATAGTTGACTTTCTATAACTAAATTGACGTACTCAATGCAAGGCTCTAATTCTTTTAATTTAATTTCTATCTGAGAGTGAAAGTCTTTTATTCTTCTTGATGATTCTATAGGACAATAGTTAACTACAATAATCTGTCTCTTTTCTAACTCATTAGTAATATTATAAGGAGGCTCTATCAAATGTGCAGTATATTTTATCATTAACCTAATAAATGAAAGTCGTAGTCGTTCTTTAGCCTTATTAAACTTTCAATACTTTTATTAGAAAACTTAAATCGATTACACAGAGATGAAATAACTATAGAATTATCATTGCTAACTATGAAATTATAAATATCCATATAACCTTGATTCCAATTCACAGCCTTAGCAAATCTTGTAAACATATCATAAAATGAATAGTCTCTAATGTCAAATAAATCCTCTTCAGTATCATATAAAACTTTTAATGCTTTATTAACTCTATATATATTGTTATAGTTATCTTCTACTTCGGAAAGAATATTGATAATAATCTGGCTTAATGAATATCCTAAAGTATTCGCTGTTAGTTCAAGATGCTTAACTAAAGAAGGTATATTTTGAATTTGTATATATCCTAATTTACTTGTATATACATAAGTAATTAAACTTAAAGGTAATCTATATTTATAACTTACTAAAGGTAGTGAAAGATAAGTTGTAGGAATATAAGAATCAATTAGTTCAATAGTAGGAAATAATAAAGATAGAAAGTCTACCATATAATTATCTCCTGATTGAGAAGCTACTATAGACTCTAATGTATCTATATAATTACTAACATTAAAGTCACTAAAATTAGTAGAGCTAGTTTTTCTTACACTATAAGCTTTCATATCCTTGACAATAGTTCATCTATTTTATCTTTGAGTAAGTAAGATCTTATTTTCATCAATTTATTCAATTTATAAATATCTTCCTTCTTATGAATTCTAAGTCTATAAAGATTTCTATCTCTATATGTCTTAGCGTTAATATCTAATCTTTCTACAAGAGCTATATAACAATTATTAATTATAGTTTTTCTAGTTGAGCAGATGTCTAAATAATATTCTTGATGATTAGTTTTATTCCAACCATTTGTATAAATAACTTTAGCTTTAGCGTCTAAAATACCAGACAAATAGTTAATCAACAATGGAAGATCAATATTTCTAATATCTTTATTTTCTAATTGAAGAAAAGAATCTAGTCTAAGTTTACTATGACTTCTAATTTTGCTAGCTTGAATCCTAATCAATCCCGGTTTATATCCTTCTGTCATAAAAGAGTTCTTAGCCAAAGAACTAATTATAGAGTATATATTACTAGTTAATTGACCATCATTTGAAGTTATAGTAACTCTAGTACTATTCCATCTACCTATAATGTCTATGACTCCTAAAAGCCAGTATTCTAATTCATTATCACTAAGAGTAATTTGTTTAGCTAATACCATCAGTACCTAATTAATAAAATTTATAAGTAAATATTAAGAAGGAGTACAAGTGATAAATCGTTTCACTTTTCAACCCATACACCAAGTTAATATATATCTGTATATAAGTATGTATAACATTAAAAGTCGTTAGTAAATATTATGGTAAGAGTTCGTATATTAAAACCATTTAGATATATATATAAAGACAAAGACTTAATACTAAGTGGTATTTACACCTTAAACTTAAGCAAGAAAGAGGAAGCAGATGAATATGCTTGGATTGCATCAGATAATTTCCCCTATAAAAACTTTATATCTTTAGAGTTCATAGATTCAGGCTGTCAAAATCCCTATCCTCCTGGTCAACCTTCTCCTACACCTACGCCTACACCAACACCACCAGGACAGCCTTCACCATTTCCTATTCCTCCAATGCCTCCAATTAATCCTCAACCTACACCTGGTCCCGGTCAATCAACTCCATCTTTTATAGATATAAGACAAAGTGCTCCTTTAAACCCTTATCAAGGGTATATATATTATGACATAACCAAGGCTCTAATAAGAATATGGACAGGTCAGAATTGGATAGATCTTCCTAATAATACCAACGGTGGAGGTGGTGGAGGGAGTAACGTATTTGATGTTGTTCCTCCTTTATTTGGAGATATAACTACAAATGGTGTTACTAATGAAACTAATATATCTCCTGGCACTATTGTCAATAAAGATATATCAGAAGGGGCAGAAATATCTTTGTCTAAACTAGCTAAAAATCCTTTAGATAGAATCAATCATATTGGTATACAAACTGCTTCTACTATAGTGGATTTTGATGCCCAAGTTAAGAGAAACAGATTAGACCAATTTAGGTCTCCAATGTCTTCTATTTCTATGGCCGGTAATAGAATAGTAGAATTAGGAGAACCCTGTGAAGACTCTGATGCAGCCTCAAAAGGTTATGTAGATGCTGTTAGTCAAAACATAAGTTTCTGCGATTTAGTAGGTCCTTCATGTGATATTGATATGAAGGGCTTTAGGTTCACTAATGTAGGGAACCCCATAGCTAGTTCTGATGCTGTAAATAAATCTTATATAGACAATCTTATAAGCAATTCTTCTGTAAAAGATCCAGTAAGATTAGTATCTACAGAAAACATTAATACTTTATCAGGACTAAATCACACTATCGATGGTGTATCCATAACTAATAATAATAGAGTATTGTTAGTAGGTCAAAGTGACCCTAGACAGAATGGTATTTATATAACTTCATCCTCAGTCTGGTCACGTACTTTAGATGCCGATAGTGGAAATGAGTTACCGCCTGGGACCACCGTATTTGCTAGAGAAGGTAAATTTTATAGTGGAACTGGATGGATATTAATGTCTTCAGGGTCTCAAACTGTATTAGGAGTAACTGCTCTTAACTTTAAACAATTCACAGGTATAACTTCTGATATAGCTGGTAGAGGATTGTATTTGGAGTCTAATGTTGTACATGTAGGAGGTAAAACAGGAGAAATAATAGTAGAAGAAGATTCTATTGGAATAGATCCTATGTGGAGTGGTTCTTCTGCCATAACTACTGTTGGAAAAATCACCAGCGGCTCTTGGGCAGCTTCACCAATACCTATAGCTTATGGAGGTACCGGTGGCAGTAGTCCTGCAATGGCCAGATCAAATTTGAGTGCTGCCTCCTCAGGTATTAACTCTGACATTACTGCTTTAACTGGTTTGACCTCTCCGATACCTATATCTTCAGGAGGGACTGGAGCTTGTACTGCTGCTGATGCAAGAAGGAATCTAGAAGTATGTCATTGTAATCAAGGTGTAGCTACAGGCATAACTCAATTACCAGCCTTTATTGGACCTTTAACAGTCCAACAAGGTGGTACTGGAAGTACTAATGCAAATACTGCAAGGTACAATTTATCAGCTGCTAAGTCAGGAGATAACTATGACATTATAAGCTTGAATAGTCTAACAACACCTTTATCAATTCAACAAGGTGGAACAGGTGCTACTAATAGTACTGATGCTAGAACTAATTTAGGAGCTGTAGGCAGTGGCGCTAACCTTGGTGGAGGTTCTCAATTGTTCAGTAGTATAACGGGTACTGACCCTACAATGAACTTTAGAACTTTAACTGAAGGTACCGCTATAGGTGTAACTCAAACAGCAAACGAAGTAGAAATAGCAGTAGATCCTACTCAAATAGATATCACCCAAACTATGGGAACGTTACCTATAAATAGAGGCGGTACTGGTGCAACTACAGCAGCTCAAGCAATGACCAATCTTGGAGCAATATCTAGTGTAACAGGTTCTCCTGGTATTAATGTAACTAGAGCTGGTTCTGGAGTAACCGTAGCACCGGCCTTAGTAGCAGGTAATAATATAACTTTGACAGTCGTTGGTAATACTATAGTTATTAGTTCACCTTAATAATTCAATTAATTAATACTAAAGATTGTAAAATATAAATCAATAAATATAGAAGTTTACAAAATGAACTTCTATATTTTATTGATTTAATATTAAGACTATACTTATATGACAATCCTGAATCGTGTATTAATTAATGAAACATTATACTACTAATTGTTCAGTACCAGCAGTGGCTATCACATATGCAGGTGCTTTATCCTCTTATCAGCCAATCGTATTTACTAGTCAGTTAGGGTTTGAAGACACTGGTAATTTAAAAAGTCCAGATGGTTCAGTAATTCAAAAAGCTGCAAGTAATGATTCTAATTTAAATCTACCTACTGATTCTTTTAAAGGTAGAAAATTACGTTGGGTAATTAATTACATGCAAATAAACCTTGTAAGAGACTGGCCAACTTCTATGGCTAATATAGTTCTAATTCCTAATGTTCCGGATAAAGAATGTCCTATACCACAACTTCCTTATTTAGGAAATATAAGAGGAGGTAATAATCCTTATTTAATGTCTGATGATGAAATAAGAATATACATGGGATACTTATCTTCAGCAGTAGCTCCTATAACAAGAGATATGCTAGATGAACATCCTATAGATTTATGCCCTCAATATACAGAAGACTCTAGTGTAGGTTTTCAATGTACTCCTTATTTTCATACACCTCCAGGATTTAAACAAACTCCTTCCAAACCTTTATGTCCAGTGTTCTGGGGATTTATAGATAATATAAACTTTCAAGCTGACGAGAGTTCCGGTTATAAATTAGTAATTCAATGTAGAGATAGAACTAGAGTATTTGCTGACACAAAAATAATAGCAGTGCCATCTCTTCAAGGTAGATTAGTAGATACCTCTGATAATAGTTGGTTTGGATCAAAAGATAAATCAGGATTAGCTTCAGGAAGAAGAGAAGATATTTTAATTCAAGTAGCTAGAGCTTCTGTAGGTTCTCTTTTTGAGGGTTCTAATACAAGTAGGGTACAAAATAAAAGACCTCCTTGGAAACCTATAATAGGTGGAGGTAATATTGAAGACAATCTGTACTCACCAACTTGGAGTAATGAAAAGCTATCTCCTAGGGCTTTAGGTGTACAGCTATTTACAGCATATGAAGGAGATGGATTAAGTCACCTAGTAAAAAATAGTCCTTTAGAAGATATGGCAACTTGGGTGAGAGAAGCTACACATAAAGTCATGTTACCCCATAGTGAACCTAGATTTCATATGTGGATTATGAGACCGCCTTTAACCAAAGCTAGTGGACAAGCGGTATTCCAAGTATTGGGCAAATCCCCCATGGAAATAGTTCAATTCTTAGCAACTACTGAGGAGTTACCTACTGACTTCTTTTGCTCTCATGTAAACGGTGACTTTATGTTTGCACCTAGGATATTAGATATAAGTGGATTCTACGATCCTAATAGATTTTATAGAACTTACTTTTTTAAAGATTATCCTGGTGATGATAAACCTGCACCAAATCAAGTGATAAAGAGTATGAGAGTAGTAACTTCTACCTTAGGAACTTTTAATAGATATGCTGTTTTAGATAGTGAAACAGAAGGGGCCTTCTCTGCTTTTATTGATAACTTAAGAGTTACACTCGATGTATTACCTTGGACACTTGATGGTACTAAAGGAAGTTACGGGGGTATTTTTGATGAAACAATGGGTAGAGCTGTTTATCCTCCTTCTAGAAATCAGATTGCTTATGACGGAAATTTAAGTAGTTATGGGCCTAAAGACTTTCAAAGGATAGGTGGTGCTTTAATTGTAGCTATCAGTTTAGCTAGACAATGGTCTAGAGAATTACATGGTATACAATTAACAATTATTGGAGATCCCACCTTCTTTCCATCCGAAGGGATAAGAGTTTATAATACAGTACTACATGATTTTGGTACTAGCGTTAACCCTGGAACTCCAGAAAGTTCAAGTCTTTTCAATGAAACTATGAACAGTCTTGAAAATCTTAAGGAGGATTCCCAAAGTATATCTGAATTAACTGGCACCTATTCTCCCCAAGAACAAGATAAGGCTATGAAATCTTTTGGTACACAAGAAGCAGCTAAAACAACTGAGTATGCAAATCAAGCTTTAAGGAGTCATACTGTAGAAACTAACAAATCTAACATGGTGTTACCTACTTATAAAGTAGTAGCAGTTAGACATACCTTCCAATCTAGGGGTAGGGATCCTGGATTTACAACAACCTTAGAAGCAAATAGTGATTATTAAGAATATAAAGAAAGAATATGTTAAATGACAATAGTCCTAGAAAAGGTATACATGCTAGTAATTATAAGAAAGCAAATTATGCAGTACACAGTAACTTTCTAATAAATGAAGGGGTCATAGTAAAAACATTTGGACAAGAAGCTCATGATCATCTAACTACTACCTACCAGGTTCGATTGGTAGATACAGGTCATATCATCTCTTGTAGGTCTTTATCACCTTATGCAAGCTTTGATGGTTGTGGGGTAATATATCCTTTAGAAGAAGGAGATCCAGTTCTAATAGCCTATAAAGATGGGCTCATGCAGAATGGTATAATATTAGGCTGTCCTTATCATGAAGGAGATTATGAGAAGTTTTGTGTAAGAGGTCAAGGACTTAAACCTTTAGAAGTTGATGAAGAGGGATTACAGCCTAGAGAGGCAAATCAACCTTCTATACATCCTAATAGAATAGCCCAGCCAGATAGTTATTTCTTTACTATGGGAGGTAAAGACCATATAGAACCTTTTCATGATCCAGCTATTGCTCCTATAGATGTAAAGGAAAGGTCTCGTAAAAGATCTCAACCCTCTTCTATAGAATTTAAAAATAGATTAGGCGATTGTGTTCAATGGTCTAGTGGAGATCAAATATTAGTATCTAATAGTGATGTAATAATTCTGGCAAATTCGGGTGGTAGAGATAAATGTAGGAGGTATCAGGAGTTAGAAGAATACTATACTATGATGGCGGATGAATTGGAAAAGTATGTGGGAAAGTCTTCCAATACTGATCCTCTAAGTCGTGAGAATTCTATTAACGAAGAAACACTACAAAATGCAATAAAAGGTATAACGGGAGGTATTAAAGATATAACTGATGGTACCACTTTAATTGATGATACTAATCGGACAAACACTCTTCTACAAAATAGTTTTAATCAAAATGTTCCCACGGCATTTAGAGATTTCAATGAAGCATTCAGAACTTCATTAGAAAGAATATCAACTCCTGACGAGTTTATAGAAAGAGAGGTTATTAGATCAGGTGATACAGTAGCAAGTAAAAGATTATTACCTTATGTAGAGGGAGAACAAAATATAGATTCACTTCAATGGGCTCCCTTAATCGAATACCATATACCTCAATTGAGAAAACTAGCGGAGAGTTCAGGACAATTAGCTAAAGTCTGTTTGGAACAAGCTGCTCAGTTAAGGAATATTGTTGAGATGAGTAGTAACGCTATGAATAGTAGTAACAATACTCAATGTACTATTAATAGTGATGAAAGCATAATAGATAAAGCAAAAGCTTTGTCAGGACAAGAACCCTGTAAAAAGGGAGATATCATACATTTTAGTTTCAGCAAATGGAAAGCTAATGAATCTAATTTAGTAAGAGTAGATGGACAGCTGGTACAACCAGCTCTTAAAGAAGCTTATCTAAAGATGAAAGAAGCTGCCCGTAAAGATAACATAGAAATGAGAATAGTCTCTGGCTATAGAGGCTCTAATTATAACAATAGAACTTGTGACTCTTTATCAGAAGAAAGGTTAAAAGAGGTGGCACCTGCTACACATTCAGAACATATAACTGGGTATGCCGTTGATATATTAGGTACTGGTACAGTTACTGGTTCTATTGTTCCAGATTATTCAGGCACTCCGAATGAATTAAAAGGAGTTTGGAAATGGATGCATAACAATGTTACTAAATATGGTTTTGAAATCTCATTTGGACATAACAATAAACAGGGTGTAGCGTATGAGCCTTGGCATATTAGATATATAGGTAAAGATCTACCAACTGAGTTAGCTACTATGTTTGCTCTAACTAGAAAGGGTAACAGCACGAACTCAGAAGAAGCAATATTAAGTGACTGCAAAGAGCCTAGTAATTCAGTTCAACAGGTATCTGATATAGGAAGCCTATCAAGAGGGGATTTAGATTTAGATCAAATAGTTAATGAATTAAAAATCCACAGCATTGCGGTAGTAATAACAGCTAAAGGATCTAAAGATTCAAAGATATTAGTCAGTAGTAAAGGAAAAGAACCACCTACTAGTGCTGCATCTGTAATTAAGTTAGCAATAGCAAGTACAGTCATAAACGAGTTAATAATTGATGAACTTAATAAAGGTGTATTAGATCCAGCCTCTAATTTATTGAGAGTAGTTAGAGGAGTAGTGGGATATAGAGAGAACTTTTCAGTTGGTAGTTCTTTAACCATATCTAAACTTTGTCAGATGATGCTTGAAGAAAGTAGTAATACTGCTACCAATGTATTAGTTCATTATTTAGGTGGCCCTGGTAATTCAGGTATTAATCCTAAAATAAAAAGTATTGGATATAATTGTACTAAATTTAACAGATATCTAAATTTACCAGGTTATTATGATGGTTCATTACAGAGCTTTCCTAGTTATAAACCAAACTGTAATGATAGTTCTTTCAATATATCTAGTGCTTACGATTCAGCTATAGCTATGTCTAGATTGGTATCTTCTCCTAAATTCAATAAAGAGTTAAATCAAAGTATGTCTTCTAAATTACAATCATTTGTAACTAATTCAGTATTAACTCCCCTAACTCAAAGTCCTAGACCTTGGGGGAACACTAATTTAGCAGGTTATAAAACTTTGTATTCCAAATGGGGTTTTAATAGTCGTGCTAGTAATAATTCGGCTGTGTTTGACATACACAATAATTATTGTACTATTACTGTCTTTGATGATTCAGCAAAATCAGAAGGTAGGACTAATGCTGTATCAGGTTCGGTGCTAGGTGGTAACGCCTGGATTAAAGTTAATAAAGCTACTGAAATGGTGGTATCAGGATTAGACAAATTATTAGGATCTAATAACCAATAAATCAATATATATAATAGTATGAAATATGAAGTATGAACCTCTATTAGTCATTCATGAATCTATTACAGAGTATGAACAATTATTGGACCATATAAAAGATCCTTACAGTACTGGAGGGTATCATTGTTTCATTCGTATTGATGGGCACATTATTTATATGGCTCCATCTAATAGAACTATACGCGCTTCTTATCCCTCTTCTTTCAATAAAGAATCTATAAATAATAGTGTAGATCCTTTCTCTTATCATGTATGTCTAGAGACGCCTTTAAATACCCCTTATACAAGTCTTAGTCATAGTGGGTATACGATTCATCAATATACTTCTTTAGGGTACATTTATACGCGATTAGATGTAAAACCCGATAGAGTAGTATTGCATAAAGATATAGATTTGTCTGGAGAAGTTATGGATCCAAGAAGTTTTGACTTTAGAAAGTTTTGGGAATCATTACCTTTAGATAATAGAAATATAAAATTAATAGATCTGGGATTTTAGTATTTATGAATTAAGTTATGAGTTATAGAGATAATATAGAAAGATATAGAAGGTTAGCTTCTAATCCTAGAGTAAGGGCGATGTTAGATACTATAGCTCACTGGGAAACCTCTAATTATAGAGGTAATCCTAGTATGCAATATAGAACGATATTTGGTGGCTCTACTGTTTCTGATTTGAGTAGACATCCTAGTAATAGACCAGCAGGTAGATATCAAATACAAAGAACTACTTATAATGATGCGGTAAGAGAGCTAGGGATATCTGACTTCCAACCAGAAACACAGGATTTAATAGCTATATGGTTAATGGATTGTAGAGGTTCTTTAGACCATTTGTTGAATGGAGACTTAAGGTCAGCCATTCTAGGTAATGGTAAAGCAACCCCTTGTGGTAAATCAGGTCTAGGTTGGGAATGGGCAGTTTTGCCAGGAAATAACTACGGTCAGACTAGTGAGACTCTAAGTAGTGTTAGAAAGGTATATGAATCTTATTTAGGTTCAGGTAGTTCATCCCCTATTAATGAAAATAATACAACTTCAGAAGCCGATTCAAATAATAATAATAATGATTCATCTATTAATCAAATATCTACTTCTAATCAAGTAAGTTTAGAAACTAATTTGTTAGGTCAAATGGCTAGTGGTGTTAAAGTGTTAGGATTTAGCTTCGATCCTGATAAATGTAATTGGAGAAAGGATACAAACTCCAATATTAGAAAGATAAAAGTTTATCCTAATTGCAAGATTAGTATAGTATCTGGAGGTAATGTAGCTACTTCTATAGCAGCTGTTTCTAGTGGTAATGCTATATTAAGTAATTCTACTAATAATAAATCCTCTTCACCTACTATAGGTAATCCTTCTGCAACAGGTGGTAAATTGAATTTCATCTGTCCTGTGCAGTCTCCAAGAATGTCCTTGACTGGTAGATTTGGAGATCCTAGAAGCGGCGGTAAAAGAAGACATAAAGGCATAGATCTTTCAACTGTAGGAGGTTCAGGTAAGGGCTCTCCTTTACTAGCTCCCAAAGACGGTAAAGTAATTCGTAGAGATTATCAAGAATGCGGGGCAGGACATTGGATAAGAATAGATCATGGAGAAGGGGTCCAAACTGTATTTATGCATATTCATGCTGGAACTCTAACTGTAGATGAAGGTCAAACAGTTAGACAAGGACAAATCTTAGGCTATGAAGGAGCAAGTGGTTTAACGTGTTGGGAGGGTGGAGGTACTCACCTTCATTTTGAAATATATATAAATGGTAGTGCAGTCAATCCTTTACCTTATGTTTGCAAACAATGTAAAGTCTGTTAGTTAAATGTATAAATTAAATGAGTATTACTAATGTAGAAGAATTATTTAGAACAAGAGAATCAATAGGGGCATTAGTTATTGGACACGCAGAAGGTAATATTGATATAAATGGAAATCCTACAGAAGCTTATTATGGTCATGAGGATCCAGGAAATAAGAAAATGAATTGGGGTTGGTGTAGTGACCAAGGTAAAGGAGGTGGAACTGTAGAAGGAGCAGATAAATTCTGTTTTGAATATACTATGCGTTACTTAGGTAAATCTAGAGAAACCATGAGAGAAAATGGTTTCGATTTAATTAGAGACTTTGAGTTATTAATTAATACTATCGATTTAAGAAACCAAGCTGCTCCTGCTCATTATGTCAGATGGTTAGCTGAATATAGATGGTTGAAAGAAAATACTACCGGTATGAGTCAACATGAATTGATTGCAGCAGCAAGAGCTAATTCTTTCGTTATTAATGGTAGAAATACAGCAACTGGTCTTCACAAATTTTGTACTGGGCCTTCAGACGGTAAAGGTCATAAAGGTAATAGATATAACATAACTTATTGGGGATGTGTTTATAGAGATCAACTTAGGAGGTCAGAGGCTATTAACAGAATGCTAACTAAACATAAAGATAAATTAAGTGGCATGGTTTTGGATTCAACTAGTAGTACTGTTAATAACAATAGTAGTTCTGTTGCTAGTGAGGCACAGAATCAACTAGGTTTAATGTCAGCTGGGGTCAAAATAGGAAACTTTAGTTTTGATCCTGATAAATGTAATTGGAGAAAGGATACGAACTCTAATATTAGAAAGATAAAAGTTTATCCTAATTGTTCTATATCCTTAGTAAACTCTTCTAATCTTAGTAGCTCTTCAAGCGTATTATCTTCAGGTAATTCTATACTAAATAGCAATTCATCAAATAATGGAGAATCCAATATTCAACTAGAGAGCGTGGATATGAGCAATTTACCAAATGCTAAAAATAAAACTATATCAACTCCTATAGGTTATACCGATCCTATGCCTTGGCCCACTACTGTTCTAACTAGTAGGTTCAATCCTAGAAGAAATGGTAGATGGCATCCGGGTACAGATCTATCAGGTGGCGGGGCGGGTAAAGACATAGTAGCTTCTAAGGATGGGATAGTAGTAACTTCTCTTACTTCTGGTCATAACGGTGGATTCGGTCTATATGTTACTGTATTACATCCTGACTCTTTATATACTGGTTACCATCATCTTCATCCAAGTACAATAGTAGTTAAAAAAGGACAAAGAGTTAAACAAGGTGAAAAATTAGGTGGTATGGGTACTACTGGATTTAGTACAGGACCTCATCTACATTTTGAATTAAGAACTACAATAAGTCCTAATGATCGATCTGCTCCAGCCAATACTCACTACAATCCTGAGAAGTACGTTAAAGCTAAATGGAGTAAAGCTTAACTTTCTAATATAGAATCTAACCAATTAGAAATACTTCTTTTATCTTTACCTACTATAGTTTCATTTGTATTAGGATCGTTCAAAGCTTTGACTAATACTTCTAAAATAGTCTGTTGGTATATTGGATTGCTCCTCTCTATTAAATCTAATATATTACTTGAAAATAGTTCTATCATTTTATATCTCTTATTTATTAAAGAGCATATTATTATCTTATGGAAGTAAGACAGTTCTAGATAATCATAGACTATTTGAGTAAGTGAAGATTTAAAAGTATCACCTAATATTTTGTACTGCTCTAAAGTTATACTCCTGAAATCTATAGAATATATGCTTTTGAGTTGGTATATGATAAATCTTAACCTCTTTGCTATATCCAATATATTAATAACGTCCATATCTATAAATATATCTAGAATAAAAAATGATCAGGTAGAAATATATTTAGAGTCTTCTTTATAACTTCAATGTTAAATTCCTTGCCTCTATCACTAAGTGAATGTAGTTGTAGTCTAATTATTTCTTTGTTGTTAGTTGTACAAAATAATATAACTAATAATCTAACTAACTCTGGATTATTGGAATGTAGATAATAGCTTAACTCTACTATCAAATCTTGGTTAGTAAGAGTACTTATTGAATTACAATTAATAATTGACTTAAGCAAAAGAAGTAGTTTCTCTTCCTTTACATTAGAATAAACTAACCATTCGTAAAATACTTCTTGTTCTAAAGAATTTGTCTTTATGTATGTAGAAATATAGTATATTAATTTATTTAATAAAGTTTTATTAGATATATCTATAATACTCAAAGTACCTAATAGTACTCTTAAGTTCATACAAGTAAATATTAAAGTATTGTTTAGTACGTAACAAACTTTATATCTTTTATACTAGGTCTTTGTAGTATATTATTAGTATTTAATATAATCTTTATAGTCACCCATTCTCTTAATATGGTTATGTTGTCCTCAGTCAATTCTTTGTATGGGACTGACTCCGTTAGATTATGTAAATAAAACTTAGAAGAATCTTCTTCATCAATTAATAACTTTTCCCACTCCTGACCTTTATTAGACGAAATAAATATTTCTATTGAAGATCCCTCTGGTTGAAGATAACTTAACCATAAGTCTACATTTGTATATGGACTACCAATGTCAAATGTTTTACTTATCCAATTCCCAGACGGTAGATAATTAGTAACTATAAAATAACTTGTGTCTAGATTAACTAAGGATAAAGGATAATTCAGTTTATAACTTACTTTTATAGAACTTGCTTCATTGAATTCACTATCTAAGTTCTCATACTCACTATCTATTACTAACATATTACTAAAATCACCCTTGTCACCTATCCATTCTAAATGATCATGAATTCTTATAAAGGGTTCAATAGATTGTAAATTAATAGTCAATATATTATCTGTATATAAGGTAGTGCCTAAGTTGAGTTTTATATTTAAATCCTTATCAGATATGGTTTCCCAAACTCCTCGGCTGTTTCTACGCATTAAGTTACCTAAAGTATAATCTTGTCCATTACTATCACTATTGCTATTACACTTGAACTTCATAGATGAAGCATTAAAATAACAGATATTTATGGAGTAAAAATTAGGATCCAATACCACCATAGGATTTAAATCTATATCTATGTAAGTATTGGAAGTTATACTGTTAAATGATTTATACCCAAATGCTAAATAGTCATTAAGAGTCGGAATAGAATTATTAGATCTAGTAATAGTTATAACTATAAAAGTTAAAGGATCATTTGTAGTATCCTTTATAACTTCTTCTATAGATATAGAAATATTCTTTATTACTTTAGATTCCTCTATCTTAATAATTTGACTAAGAGTATTTGTATAATCATTGTCTATGAATAAAGAATTTTTATAAGTACTTATAGGTAAATTAAATGACTTTTTTATATCTCCATCAACTTCTATAAATAAGTCATTAGATACATCATATTTTGTACTTCCAGGTAAATCGAATTTAACTATAGAAGTGTTATCTTTAGGAATAAGTGAACTATCTTGTTCACTGCTTCTAGATCCATATAAGGTACTAAAGTTATTTATATATTCGTTTGCAACAGCAAACAAAAACTCTGAATCATTATTAAATACAAATAATAGGATATCATTTGTAAACCTATTAGGCTTACCTAAAGTTATATAAATAGTGGACTCTGTAGGATCAAGATTAATACTATTATTCCCTTTAGCTATATCTATTGACTCAAAGGTCAATTCTGGGGAAGATACTACTTCTTTATTATGTACAGAGGATATAAGTTTACTACCTTTTGTATAACTTATATCAGCTGAATTTACTTTTATATATTCATTTATAGTTTGAAGAGTAATTGCATTATCAGACTCTATATAAGATACAGAATACAAAGGATGATTGATGTCCGAGTATTGGGAGAGGATAGAAGAAGCTTTCTTATCTATTAAGTTAGTCTCGACCTTAGCAATTAATTGTTTATCTAACTCTAACTGAAGTAATCTTTTCTCTAAAGCTTCTAACCGCATAACAGCTTGAGTTAGTTCTACATTTGTGATAGCTCTGTAAGAATCCTCATTGTCTATTATAATTTCATACAATGTGGGATTCTGGGATAAGTCTTTTCTTATATTTACTGTTGCTAGTAATAAATGATTAACCCCTGTCTGACTTAATCCTAAATAAAGAGAAGTGTTAGATAAATTAATATTCTTATCTTGATTATTATCTTTCCAAATGTAAATCTGATTCTGTTGAGGATCTGTATCACTATAGTAAAAAGAATCAACAATTACATTAGAACCTTTTAAAGTTTCAATCAATGAGTAATCTTTAAGAGGATATACAGAAGAATCAACTTTTCTTATCTCAATAAGACCAATGGAATTAATTAATACCATATACTTACCTTCATTCACAAAGTATTCTTCAATAGGTAGAGGTAATGGGTTTTCTATAACTATTCTTTTACCATCTATATAGCAAACACCTGATTGTAATGTAATAGTCTTATTATTAGTAGATGTTACTTTTAACCCTTTATTTATAAAGTCTCCAGACTCCTCAAAAAAGTATCTCTCAACGTAAGGTGTAATAGAAGGTAAGGTGTAATTCTGGTTAGTAGTTAGATTTGATTTAGAATCAATATAAAGAATATCTACAGTCCTAGAAGATTGTACATTAATTAAAGCTATAGGGAAACCATCGATATACTCTTCTTTGTTAGTTTGATCTCCTACTAAACTTAGGTCACCTGATACCTTTTGCTTTATCATTCCATAAGATCCAAATATCGGACCCCCTTGTATAGGGTTTCTATATTCGTCATTTATATATTCAAGCTCTTTGTGTTTAGTATTAATCTTCAACCAATATAAACCTTCTTCTACAGGTAAAGGTAGAGTCTTATTCTGAATATCAATTACCTCAGATAGATTATTAAGATTAATATATATAGTGCCTTTAGAAATATAAAGATGTGTATTATTTATAACTACTACTTTTAATCCTTCAACTACTGAATAATAAGAAAATAAAAACTTATATGGACTATTGGCAATATAATTTATTAAATATTGAGTATCCAATAGTTCAGTAAGCTGAAGTCTTTTTCCAGATCTATATAATACTTTTACCCAATCATTTCCTTCTTTCCATCTAGTCAGAGTAATAACCTTTTCTTTCTTGTTCATTATTAAATTTAAGATTTAAGTCTATTATTTATATAAAAACATTCAATGTATATAAATAATCTAACGTAATACTAATTGATATTCGAGGTACTAACTCTTATATTTCTCACAAAAGGAGTTAATACTCTTGAAGATGAAATTAGTGCAAATCTTATAACTAAGTTATTACTATTAAAAGATCTACCAGGTATAAAAGAAGCTAAATATTCGTTAGTATTTAATAAGTTATTAGACAGTAATAACTCGGTATCGTCAAAGTTACTCCAACTTCTACCATCATCAGTACTAACTGATAGACTTACTGAGGCCTTATTAGGGATAAACGCTTCATAGTACACAAAGACTTTATCTATATCTTTATTAAATTTGAAATCTTTAACTATGAGTATACCAGTAGTACTATTTGTATAAATAGTTATTGATGAACTTTCTATATCAAGTAGTGGAGAGATTCTTCTACTATTAGTCGATAGTATAGCTCTGAGATTTAATGTAGATGCATCATGATCTAAACAATTTACTTTATTTGGTAAAATGTCCTTCCAGCTATTATTTAAATTAGTCGAATACTGATAAGTTATAGAAGTACCTTTAGGTAATATATCCCTACAATTAATACAAAACTTGTTTATAAAGGCTATCCCATCTTGTATACCATAATTCCCTAAAGAGACTATAGAACTAAAAGAAGTAAAGGATGCAATGTTATGTTCATAAGTTAAAGTAGACTTTTCATCTTCTATAATGTTATATCCATTAGGAGAGTAAAAAAGACTACCCTTATATAAAGGTTGGTTACCAATAGTATAACCGTTATTAAGATCTGGTTCCCCTAAGGTAGCAGTAAATATCTCATATCTATCAGATAGAGAATTAAGAGATAATGAATATGAAGAGCCACTATCTAATAATATTGGCATATCATATTCAAATTTAGAAGGTTCAATTGCCCTTAAATCTGATTTATAGTCTTCACATTTACCAATACCTAAAGTCTGATTACCAGGACCAAAAGAGTTAGTATCTTTAATTAATAATTCTAAAGGATATTGATAATCTAAATTTCTTAAATATATATTAGTAGATAATAGTAGACAATCTACAGGTAAATTAAACAGCTGAGATAAGCTACTATATTCTTGATTAATATATAAAGTATTACTCGTATTTAATATACTAGTTCCTGTAGAGTTAGAAGAATTCATTACTTGACTATCTATATCCTGTGCCAACGGTTGGGAAGAAGTTGGTAAATAATTTGATGATACATCATTAATACTAGAAGAATTAGCTATTTGATTAAGTAATGTACTATGAATTCTAAGAGAAGCACTAGCATAAGATTTAGTACCAATTATTTCTAGTAAATGTGTACCTACATTCATTGGTTTATCTAATTGTATAGATATTAATATTTCTCCCATTTTATTAGATCTAATACCATCTGGAGAAATACTTGCATCATTAAGAATCCTAAAATAAGACATTTCTTCGCCATCTAAAAAGATAGTGTTATGTCTATCGTTAGGTCTTATGCCCCATACATAAATTAGTATTTCTTTATTAACTTGAGTTTCTAATAAGTCGAAACATATTTGTATTTCAGTATCTTCCAAAACAGTCCCATATAAAGTAGAATTACTAAACTCATCGTAAAGTCTAATCAGATCTTTAGTGACATCTGCCGATAGAACTGTGTTATCTCCTAGTTGATTGCTATTACATGGATTAATCTTATTATCTATATACTTAGATACTCTGACATCTCTTGGATATACTTTAATACTTCCTCTTATATAATTTGAATTAGCTGATAATGCTTCATTTATTAAAGGTGTAATTAGTCTATATCCAGTTGCTCTGAGTTGGCGTACTAATGATTCTTCTATATAGGGTAATGTAACAAAACTATTCCTATCTCCAATATAAGAATATTTATGTAGTACTCCACCACTTTCATATTTAAGACTTAGTTCTTTTATAGACGTAGAAGTAGTATGACTATTATTAAGAGGAGTCCAAGATACTGTAGAGTCCGTCTTATTTAAATCTCCAATACAATTGAAAGACGATAAGTTGTATACAAGTGAAGGATCTTTATTGTCTTTAATCAACGTAATCTGATCCTCTAAATTAGATATATCCACCTCTAATTCTCTTATCCTTTCTTCTAGATTTCTAAGTTCTTTAACTGTAAATCTTTTATTTTTTATTGGTAAAATCTCAACTCTATCGGCATATATATAAATATATGCTAAAGGTAAGTAGTCTTGAGATATTAATGGAATTATAGGGTTCTCAGAACTGGAACTTAATTGATAGTTTATAGAAGTGTCAGTATCAATAAATATAACTCCAGCTCTTGCTAAGGAATAAGAGTAATCAACATCAAATGAATATCCTTTGGCAGGTCTTCTACCACCTGGTAAGAAACTAATAGAGTTTTTAGTTTTATCGAATTTATAGTCTTCATTCTCTATTAATGGTTGGGTATATAAAAAGCTTACAAAATAGGTCGTACCAATATCAGGCTCATCTCCCCCAGGTGCCCAAGATATGTATTGTTGATCAATTAAGTTAAAGTCTAATCCTTGTACATAAACTTTATCTCCCTGTCGGACTTCTAATATCTCATATATTGAATCATCTTCTAAATAATCTTCATCTTCTTGGCCTCTTATCATAGGATGATCTAATACTCTTAACTCTGCCACTACTTGAATGACTTCGTGAGCTAACTTTTTACCTAATGTATAGTCAAGCTTAGAATGACTATTCAATATCTTACTATTCTTATCTATTAAAAGGCCTCCACTTACTTCTGTAGACACTAATAAGTTTCTTTCAGAAACAGAGGTAGTAGATAAAGATAAGGATGTATTAGATAGTTTGTTAACTGAAATATTACTTTTTATTAAAGCTCTAATTATAGAAGGGCTAATAGTAAGTTTAGTAGAAGAGTCCATAGAATATGCTTCTAATGAAACATTATTAGAAACTAAAGCGTTGGACATAATTCCATTAATAAACTCAGTTAATATATCGCTTATAGAGTTAATATTTAAGTTATCGTTGATGATTAATTTATATATAACTTTAATTAACTTACTCTCAAATATAACTGGCGATAAAGTTAATTCTATGGAAGCAGAGTTATCTTTTATCTGTTGTACAGATATAGATGTAGGAATTGATATTGTTCTATTGGTAACCGCCGTATCTTCCTGAAACGTAAATCTGGCTGATATGACCTTATTAGTCTCTATATTTCTAGGGATGTTCAATATAGTATTACTCAACTTCTCGACTCTATAACCTTTTATATAAGCTACTCCAGGAGATACGTTGAATACTTCCTTCCCCTGTATATTTTGTATAGAATCTAAAGTAATACTAGAATCAATAATGTTATCTTCTTTATCTTCAACCAATAAATATAAGTTGCTAACATCCCTTTCTCTTTCATTTATAGATTCTCTGATAGAATCAATCCTAGCTAAATTAAAAGGAGTAGGTGAGGCAGCACTATCAGTCAATGCTTGAGTTAAATCTCTCCTCAAGCTGTCAAGAGAAGATTGAGTAGAGCCTAATTGACTTCTAAGTATAGATAAATTATCTAAGTCTTCCTGTATATTTTGTTGAAGAGAATTAGTTTTATTAGGTGACGATGATAAGGAGCTTTCAGTTATTGTCTTTATATGGCTAACATTAAATCCCTGAACTAGAAAATTACCATTTCTCTCATAGATATAAGAAGCCAATATATCCTGTACCAAATATATTGGATTTATTTCTTTCTGTATAATTTGTCCATCAATAACTTTACCGATAGCGTAGGCCTCTTCATCATTAATAACTAAATCAGGTGTCCAGACTAACCTTGCAGCCCCCTCAAGACCATATAAAGAAGAACCTTTAATAGGATCTCTTAAGTTAGGATCATCAAGCTCTGTAATTATTGTTTCATTTATCTTAACTCCTATTACAAAAGTGCCTATATTCAAAATCTCAAATGACTTAGCAGGTATATTAAATACAAATCCTTCTACATAAAAATTACCTTGAGTGACCTGTATTTCAATAGCCTCTTCATCAATATACTTTTGTATAATCTTCAATCCCTTTAGTCTAGAAGCTTCTCCAAACAGAATGTCTAATATCTCTTTAGTATTACCTTGTATAAGACTTTGTATCTCTATTAATTCAGATGACTGTATAGGTCTTCCAGAAACAGGTAATATCTTCGACCAGTTACTATCAGGACTGTATCTATCTGTATATAAAGGATTGTTCTTATAAGAATTTATTTTCATTTAGCGAAGGTATTATTATATAGACTATTAATTAATAAATTATAAGGTTTAATAAATTATTAAATATAATTTAATAGAATATCAATTATACCTTCATCATAATTTCTATTAAAGGAAATCCTTTTTCTAATCTATATATAGGACTACAAAAAGTAATGAAATGAGTATATCCCCAGCTTTCAATATCACTTGGGAAAAAAGTTAACTGATTAAGATTTACATAATCCTTAAAGATTATCTCAGAGTTAAAAGCAATAACTCTAAAAGTCTCAGTATTAAAATCAGAAGGTACTATATTAACAGCTACATAAATATGAGAAGGTGAAGGCACAGGTACTCCTTCTATATATTGAATTTCTTCTGGTTGAAATAGATTCCAATTTTTACCTTTATATATCAATTCACCACAAGAACTTTCATTAGCTAACAATAATCTTTCTACTCTTTTAATTATTATGGGTTCTGGAGGGATATTAGAAATACTAGGTAAAGGTGATGGAACTAAATCTCTGTTTTCACTAGACCAGGGTGTAGGCTTACCTAGTATTATTACTGGATTAGATATACCTTCTATGAACTTTATAGCCCTATAAAGTAAATGGGATTGAGTAATTGTTGAGTAACTAAGAAATTTATATTTATCCATTTTAAAGTTAGGCTTTTGTCTTTTTTATTAAAGTTCATATTTATCAATTATTATTTTGATTGATTATAAAGATTTATTTATATCCTCTAATATTTCTTGGCTAGTTAATCCTATAGAAAATAATGAATTCTGTCTAGGGCCGTCATAAAGAGTTGCCAGTACTCCTGTATAATAATGGCCATTAGATGCTTTGAATCCACTCTTCAATAAAGGATATCTTCCACTTCGACTATCTAATTCTAAATGATCATTTATAGGTAAAGCTGATATAGAGATATTAAATCCAGTACATAATACAATACCATCACATTCTTTTATCAGATTAGACAAGTTGTATGTTCTATCATATTCTTTTACTATTGTATATCCATCTTTAATAGACTGTAACTCTTCATTAATATTAGGAGTAATGGAAGGACCCCAAGCCTTAACTTTCTCTAAATAATCTATCTGATGTTTTGGGTCTATAGTCAACTGTCTATAAAAGTCACTGAAACAACTTTTAGCTTGCCAATCTTTATATGTTGGTATAGGGTATTGTTGTACTTTGATTGTTTTATCTCTAACTACCCAATAAACGTAGTTACCTTTATCCACTAAGTATTTAGTGTATTCTGCTCCAGCTTGACCTCCTCCACAAACTAATATAACTTTCCCAACTGGTGGTTCCTTTAATATTTGCTGATATCCCAATAGTTTTACATTAACTTGTGAATTATTTACCCAAGGAGGTACTATCCTTTTATAACCTGGACCAGAAGCTATAACTATTCTATTTCCAGCTATTACTTTATTAGATGATAGTCTAACTTGGTTATATTTTATTTCTATAACTCTATCCTCTTGTAAAGTAAAATTGTTATTGCCTAATATATAAACTTTATATAAGTAATTGATATAGGAATAAAAAACATCTCTTGATACATAATGATTACATTCTTCGTAATCTCTATAGGTTTTGTAATCTTCATATATAGATATATATCTGTTAAGAGAATAAGTATTTCTAATATCTTTACTACATAGAGATACTAGGTCAAATGAAGTAGGACTTCTCATATCCATACTATTTATTAGCTGAAGACTACTCCATGTTTGTAACGGATTTGGATCAATGCCAATTACTCTATATCCCGCATCTAAAAGCCTTAAAGCTACTCCTAATCCTCGAGGCCCTAATCCTATTATTATTACAGTAAGATCTGATGGTTTCATAATATATTTAGTTAATTAATTTTATTAATAGTCAAATAGATCAGGACTTATAATTCTTAACTAACAAATCCATATCTGGGTCTTACTGTTATTACTTTATACGTCTCAAAGGGTAATAGCATATCTACGGAATATACAGTCTTATCGTAAGACAAACTGAGATTACCTTCATTATCAACATTTATATAAAGCTGGGAAGATGTAGCATAATCAAGAGTTAATTCATACACAGTACTTCTATTGTAATCATATACCCCACAACATGGGATTATTGCTTTATAGCTAGGGATATAATTAGAAGTTCTAATTTGTATGTCTCCTTCTATATTGCCATCGTCCTCTATTAAATCATAGCAACCCTCAAATTGAAGTCTTGATCTATAAAAATGGTTAACACCTAAAGACTTAACTTCCATAACATATTCGTCTATAGAAGGAGTAACAGGATAATTAGTATGTATATCTATCACCGGACTAGTTGCATAGTAATTGTCTGATATCCAACTATCCTGAGGATCAGGTATAAATCTTAAGTCTTTATAGTAGTTATAAGTAAAATAAGAATCAGTAGAAGTTATATTAGGCTCTGTGACTATACTATCAATACCAAACAAAGTAATAGTGTCTACTATAGCTTCTGATACATTTGCTTCTCTTAACATATAAGCTTTTATTCTTTCTTTATAGTCATAGTCAGTTTCACCATCCCATCTAAATAAAGAATAATCTGATCCATAAAAATCAATTTCCCTATTTTTAGATGTAGTTAGATTATTAGCATCTAAAGATCTATTAAACCCTACATACCAATTAGCTAAACTTTTAGAAGTAGTGATTAATAGTTTCCCTAAGTTGCCTTTTGGAGATATTGCTTTTTCATTAAACCATCCAAATTTAGTTGGCATTAAGTCACTGACTTTTTGGTAAACAAATCTTCTTGACATTAATAATGTCTCTACGTCCGGCCAACAGTCAATATTAAATAATGAATTATTAAATAAAGATTCATTAAGACAAAAAGAAGAAATTGCTGATGTAAAAACTCTTGTGTCAATATTATTGTTGATATGTTGATGAATAATATTAGTATATTTATTAACTAATAATATAGACGGAACGTAGTAAGAAATATTCTTTACCGTGTTGTCATAATTAAAAGATAAGTCTGACAGCAATCTTTGTGTTATAAATATATGGCTAAGAGAACTATGTAAAGGTAGCTGATCCTTTATTTTATTAATAAAGAAAGGAACAGTACTCCTAGTATCTTCTACTAGCAATTGTAGATAATCAAACCGCTTAGCTACTATATCATCTCTACTATAAGTAGTAATCAAATTACCTTTGCTATCAGTAATTTCTATATTAGGATCAGTATGTAAATACTTAGAATATGTTTTAAATGTTTCTAATATTGATTCTATAGCTTCAGATTTATTCAACTCTTTACTCAACCAAAGACCATAAAGCAGCGATTCGTAAGAATAATCTACATCATCTAAATTGTCAACAAATAATCTTTCCTTATGAGAAAATAGAGAGTAGTTAATACCTTCATAAATATCAGCTCCTGTATCAAGATATTTATAATCTCTGAATAAATCGTAGGTTCTCAATAAACTTAAACACACTGTCACGTTGGTAGAGGTTTCATAAATGTCTATAGGTAAAGACTCTCTATATACTGTTGAATGGTTCCACCCTTTTCTAACTAAAGACAGTTTGGGATTATATTCGTTTATAAGATAAGAAGCAAGAGTTTCAATTGTGTCATTATATCTTACATTATTAAAGACTTTATAGTAAGTATTATAGGCTAACAATAGCCATGCAATAGCTCTATTGTCTACAAGTCTAAAAGCAAACTCATTATCCAGTACAGGTTCAAAGCAATCATCAGGACAAATAAGAGAATTGTTTAGTATAAATGAATTATTGAATATATTACAAGGAGCTTCAAAAAGATTATTCATGAAACAATCCTGTATACGCTCTTGTTGAAGTTGATCATCATATATATCTTCATAAGTTATATATGAATATAGATGTAAAGGAATACTACCTGCTCTAGGAGAGGCTCCTTCTATATCTAATAATTGTGATAACCTATCTAGGTTATACATAACAATAAGCTCTAATTGAGGATCAAGATAGTAACCAATAGAATTATCCTCACATTCCTTACTATCTTTATAACCACTAAGTATTATATTTATTAAAGATATTGATAACTCTTCTAAATTAACATATTGATCAATGGGATTTAGATTTAATGCAGAACCACCATATGTTCTTAGTAAGGTTAATCCTGATGGTGTTTCTCCATAACGTATAGCTATTATCTGTTCATCTAAATAAGATATTGCTTTTAATATAACTACTTTTATACCTTTAGGAACTAAACCTTCATGTGTATAAGATCCATCGGATCTTAACGGTATATTCTCATATATAATGCTTATTTCAGAACCGTAATGAGGAATATATCCAATATCTAATACATAAGCTACCTCACTATTTCCAGCTCCTTTTACGAAACACTCTTTACCGCTTGGTGTGAATCTACATAATTGATCGTAATCATCTTTATACGGTTTATAACAAATATCACAATCAGTATTACTAATAAATTCGTTATTAGTTAATGTAGCAATATACTCATTGTAGTAGTCAGTAATAACAAAGTTAGCTAGTATTCTTTCTTCAACTATGGGAGTTCTATAACAAAGAGAATAGCCTGAATCGGTAGGATAATATGGTTCGGAATATATAAGAGTTTTATCAACAAAAACACCAGGTTCAAATACTCCTTCTTCAAAAGGCTTAATACCGTAACTATAATGATTTATATATTTATAGTAGACAGATGGTTCATCTAAACATTTCACTTCAGTACATCCAAAGAATCTATCATTAACAATATAATCGTCATCAAATAACGGAGTTCTACAGTTTGACTCTATGCATGACTGAACATCAATTAAAAACTTAGTTCCCTCTTGATCATAAACAATCTGAGGGTAAGTATTATTTTCTTCAATACAAAATATATGATCTAGCTTAAAACTATTAGTCGAATTGTCTAAATGAGTAGCAAAGATAGGTAAAAGATTATACATACAATCTGTATAACAATCCGATTCTGCACACGTTTCCTTCAAATAAGTGATACAAGTATTATGATAAAGTCCATCTTCAAAAACTCCATATTCATATACAGAATCACAACACACTACATAATCTAGAGAATCGGAAAAGCTATAATTACAATCCTCAAATACATTGTCTTCAAAAGCTCTTTCATAAAGTTTTATTGTAGCTGATTGAGCCTCAATAGAATAACCTTTACATAGCCTATTACCTACAATATGTTGATAACTTTGTAAATTTGATATATGGTTAGATTCCTGCCTTTCTGTGTAATTTGGTATTTCTACACAGTCAGTATCTTTGTAAGTCTTTTCTATATAAAGTTCTTTTTCAAAAAGTCCATCTTCAAATACTTCTGGTTCAAAGCATTTAAATCTTTCTTTAAGAACTTCAATTTCACATACATTGTTGAAGTCTTCATAACAACCTAGAAAACAATCTAAGAAAGCTCTCTTTAATCTATCATCTTTCACAAACACTTTACTCCATATACCATTGCCTTCAAAACAATCTTCGAAGCAATCAATATATATTCCATTATCTTCTAATAAAGCATTAATAACTCTACCTCCTATTCTATTAACTGGACCAAATTGTCGTCCTTCTTCAAAAGTAAAAGTTATACCTTTGTTATTTATTGAAGGTATTAAGAATTCCTTATTAGAACCTTCTAATGTAGATAGTTCAAGGACTTGGTTATAACAATCTTTTACAGGTAACATCTAAATGTATAAATTATATGAGTATAAAGTTATTAATAACTATTAAAGGTAAATTGTATATCTTCTATAACTATTAATTCTGAGTTATTAGGTACAATGTCTGCCACAGGTTCTATCAATCTAATAGACTTTACTCTGTCAAGAGTTGATAGAGAAGAAACTATAGTATCTCTATAAAGAGGCTTATTAATAGAAAGCGAGTTATTAAGACTACTAATTATATCCTTTGCTTGGGATTGAATAAAAGCAACGGCATCTACAGTAGTTATATCTACCACTAACCTAATAATTACTGACCTTATCCTAATAGGTCTAATAAGAAAAGCAACACCTGCCGCTTTAACCCTATTTATTGTATTAGATAAACCTTCTATAAATTGGCTATCTGAAGAATCAATATAAATAGTGAAGTAACCCGTAATAGGAGTATGTTCTTGAATATACATTCTTCTACTACCATACCTAGATCTATTAATAGCATTAACAATTGCTGACTTAGTTCCTGTCTCCGTACCTCTTAATCTAGCTATTATCCTAGCCCTAAAATCTTCATCTGTTTCTCTACCTGCTCCATTTTCTAAACCACCTACGGTATTCAATGTCAAAGAGTCTCTATATCTACCAATAGTAAAAGAATGTGAAGGAAGAGTTGAAGCATACAATTTAGTACCGGCAGGTAAATTGCTTTCAGAAGAGTTAGATAGTCCCTCTATCAAAATAGATTTCTCCACATTATCTGATATCTTTATAGTACTAACAGTTCTAAATTGTAGGGATTGATTAGGAGCAGATAGTACTAGTCCTTGTGGTATTATAACTTCTTTACCCTTTACTAAAACATATCCTCTACTTACATCTCCATTACTTCTAATTAACCCATAGTCTAAAGCTTTAGCGTCAAGATAATCACCAGTAGCTGTTAATATATAAAAACTTTGAAATACAGTATTTAATCTAACATCTTGCTCAGTTATTGCGGAAGCTATAGCACGAAATATAGCGTATATATTTGTATAAGGATTAAAACCAGCTAAAGATGAGCCTACTGAAACAAGAGTAGTCCTAAAGTATTCTATTACTTCTTCTAATGATCTTATTTTCATTTATATTATGTAGGAGTTAGATTATTTATATCATCAAAGTTTACAATAGTGGAAACCTCATAAGTGAGTCCACTAATAGAATAATGAATATAAATATCAACAGAACTAGGACCGGTCAAAGCTAATCTAACACTATTAATCTTCACGTCATTAGGAGCATTAGATAAAGCTCTCTTAATATGATTATTCCCTCTACTTAACCAGTCATAAGTAACAGGTTCAGAAAGTTCTAAGTAGATAGCATTCCCATAAGGTAAATCTTTAATCCTTGATCCATATAAATCAATAATCCAAGCTTTTATATAGGTAATAGGAGTCTTTAGAACTCTTGCTAGTAATTTATAAGAAGCTCTATTAGGATCATCTTCTACTAGATCTAGAACTTGATTAGACCTTACATTTCTATTTGAAATATCTTCTTCTAAATCAATAGGTTGTATTGCCAAATCTCCTTCATATAAAAGTAAATCAGTAGCCATAAATATAAATTTTATTATTAGTTATGTTATTACCAAAGGTTGATATATAGAATGAGGAACTCCTATTATTAACCTTTTAGAGTCTTCTAAGATACCATATAATCTAGAAGTATAATGAGTGCCGTCCTTCAAAGTTAACCCAACTTTAATAGTATAAAACCCTTTATTAACGTCCCCTCTCCATTTAACAACTAACTCTCTAGCATTTAATAGAGTCTCTCGTCTCCATAAAACTACTTCACAATACTTACAGTCATATTGAGCAGTGGAAGGGTTCCTGTTACTATAAACAATAGATGTAGTTAATTTTCCCTTTTTACCCGTGTCATTCCTTATTAAAAAAGCTATACCTCTATCAATAACTTTTGGTGCACTTATAAAGTTTTTTATCATAAAGAGTTAAGAAATTATTGATAATGCTTCTATTTAACTAGATAGGCATCTAAGGGATTTATAGTATAATAAAACCCTATGTCAGATATATTAAATTGTCTTATAACATTATTCTCATCAATCAATCTTAATTTACTACAAGGACCTGATACTAAAGCCATACCTAATTTGGCTAGGTTATCCCAATCCACTACAGTGAAGTTCAATACAGTTGGGGTATAAATATCATCTCCATAATGTGGCTTTAGTTGAGTACCGTCCCTCATAAGAAAGAATTGTCTAATTTGTACTTGTATAGTATCTTTTGTCATTACTTGTAGCTTACCCTTATAGTTAAAAACTAAATAGCCACCTTCTATAAAATCTATAACCCTCACTGTAGAGTCTAAAGCATTACTTTTAGGTATAGGAAGACACAGATCCTTAGGGTAATTTATTTCTAGTTTTCTTAACTTATATAATGTTTCTTTATCCTCTAATTTATCTATCACCTCTTCAGGCATTTCTCTTATAAGATTTAAAGTCTGAGCTAATCTAGGTAACTGTTCTAATAAAGCAGCTATCTTTGTTCTCTCTTCCATAACATTCTTTGAGATGTAATTTCTATAGTATTAATAGATTCTAATCCTTTACTATACCATCTATTACTATCCTTTATAGACAATGCAGAACCGTTGATTTTTATTTCCTCTACATTATTGAGAATAAGACTTCCATCTCTTGTAGTCATTCTTAATTGTTTTACATTAGATAGAGAAGATATAAAATCAATTAATCTAATTTCACATTGTGCATCTTGGGTCTGAAGTATACCAATAAGTTCTATAGGAGACACCCTGCCTGCTGTTTTTATATTACCTGAAGAATCCTCACGTAACTCTCTACCAGCTACAGGTATTACATTACCGAGAGAGCTCCAAGATCCATCCTGCTCTGTTTGAGCTTGTCTTATATCTTCAAAATTAATTAGATTGCCTGTTCTATCAAAAACAGCTCTCAATGCTTGGTCAACTCTAGTGACTTCAATTCCATCTGCATTTCTAATAGAATCTAGAATAGAGGTAAGAGGAACTATTTCGCCACTCTCTGTCTGTCCAAGTATCTTGTCCGGATCAGGTGAGTCGTTAGTTTCGTAAGCTATTATGTCGTTACTAGAATATCTTCTACTAGTAGAATTACCACAATCATTTATTGATGAAACTATTAAACTTCCATCACTATTCATTTCTAAAGCTGTAATATTAGGATCAGAAAGGTCCAGTCTCCCTATAGATTCTAAGATGACACCTCTTACATTTCCTATTAAAGAATTCCAAGTACCCTCATTTATATTTGGATTATCTTCATAGTCAATATCTTCTATAGACGGGTCTTCTTGCTCATTAGGATTTAAAAGCTGACCTACTATGTCTTTAACAGGAGCCTTCGGTTGATAATTAAATGGATCTGATGCTATACCAATAATATCTCCAACCCTATTAACAATATCTAAGCATCCTAGAATTGATGTCATTTGAGTAAGTATGGGTACGTCATTCTCATTCATCATAGATAGTAATTCAGGTATTGTCCCTAATGCCTCAACAGTACCCATAATTGCAGAAGCATTATTTACCAGACCTTGAATTCTACCTATACTTCCTTCCCCTAATATATTATCTACTATAGAAGATAAGCTTCCATTAGTTATAAGATCAGCTACATTACCAGATTGAATGCTTTCTAATAGTGGCTGTATATTATCTAAAATAGGTAAACCTATAGAATCCCCTAAGGTGTAAAGTAATTGTGAAGATATATTTTCTATACCATCACCACTAATAATACCTGAAGCTATGGTTTTAGCTATATTGACAATGCTATTGTCTCCTATAGGTAGAGATTGTATCGCAGAAAATATGGAGTCAGTATCGCCCTCTAATAGTCCAGCTATATCCGAGGGAATATATTTACTTATTTCAGGTAATAAATTATCAGCTAAAGTTAAAATAGCATCTTCTATATTAGGAGTATCAGACATTAAACTACAACCAACATCTACTAAAGAAGATAATCCGGGGACTCCACTATCTCCTTGCCTTAGTTTCTCTATGACTGATACTGCAGAATTACCTAACCCTATTAAAGTAGATAAATTAGTAATCTGACTAGTTATATTATCTAAACCTTGGTTAATCTGTTCAGTACATTCATCTGATTCTAATGCTGATAAGTCTCTTAAACTCCTTTCCCATATAGAAGATCTTGATTCATCTACAGGTATCTCAATTGGCATATCAACATCTGTACCAATAGCCCCTAATAATATTGATGTTTCTTCGAATGACTCTCTAACAATATTCATTAAGGATGATGGTACTCCTCTCTGAGTTAGAATAGATTCAAAATCAGAGTTATGAGGATTTAAGGTAGTAGCTCCCTCCTCACCTTGCATTACTATATCGGTTATTGAAGAGGCTTCAGTTACAGTTAATCCTTTATTATTTAGAGAATTAAGTAAAGCAGATCTTGATACTCTAGCTAATAAACCAAATCTACCTTTATCATTTTCATTAGTTATATTGTCTAAAGGATCTTGATCTTCAGTACTAGCCGACTGTTCTAAATCTTCTATATCATCTGGTTCTTCTTCATCTGGATCTCTATAAGCAGGACCTATGTATACCCCAGGCATATAAGAAATAATATTATCTCTTGACATGCGTCCTTCGATACCTGATGTAGTAGTTTGTTGTTGACTTAACGTGGATGATTGTTCAGAAAGAGATATTCTATTGCTATATTCAGAATTAAAAGCAGTAGAAACTTGGTTCGGATTTTCTTCTGATTGCTCTCTTTCTAATTCCCTTGAAAGATTACTTGAACCTCTTCTCTCTAAAGAATCTAATATATCATTCTCATGAATATTAAGATCATCTTCATCAGTTCTTTCTCTACGATTCTCCCTTTTGTACTGAGGTGGTATACAACTTTCTAAATCTTCATCTCCAAAAGAAGTTAGTCTTTCAGGAAAGTGTAAAAGTGATAAGAATTCCGGCAACTCTAAGTTAGGTAATAATTGATCTACTATACTCATGACATTAGCAAAGTCTCCTAAAAATCCTCCTAGAAAACTTATACCTCCCATATAAGTAGTTGCCGGGCTACCTATATTACCTATCTGTGTATATAGGCCGTGTAGTACATTACCAGCTTGACTAAAGTTTATAGATTTACCAGTGTTATCAATAAGACTCATAGCCCTAGGAGTTACAGTTGCAACACTATTACTAGAAGTAGTAACTTGATTCCTTCCCACTATACCTACTTGTTCTGTAGATACTAGACTAGAACCTTGAGGAGAAAGACTTAGAACATTCTGTGCAGATGGACTAGTGGATGAAGCTCCAGATAAATTAGATATAAATCCAGATAGGAAAGAAGGAGACTCAATAGAACCATTAGACGTAGTCGCTCCTACAGATAAAGTCATAGTATTACCTACTCTATGAGTAGATATATTTTCTACAAACTCTTCTTTATCAGTAGTATGGACTTCTTCTCTTTGAGATTCGGTATGACCAATAGCCCTTGCGAACTGTTGACTTTGACTAGAGTAGTTACTATACCTAGAGCTTCTATCTTCATGAGATTCAGTAGAAACGTTTATACTCTTTTCAGTGACCCCTATATGTCTACGACTATTAATGACATTAGAACCAGTTGTAACATTATTAACTTCAGATTCACTATTGTTAATCTCTGTTCTATTGCTGTAAATAGTAGAATGATTTAATAGAATTGGAGCAATGTTACTAACGGGACCTAAAGAACTAGTAACTATGGAACCAGAAGAACCAATTCGTATTCCGGCTCCACGATCCATAATACTAATAGCACCTTGTCTTTCAGCTGATTCAATAAACATTTCAGCACCACGTCTGGAGAGGTCAATAGTTCTTCTTAAAACATCTGTAACTGATTCTCCATCAATAGTATCTTTTATATTTTTATTATTAGCATTATCGTTACTAAGAGAGGATACTTGTTCTACTTTGTCAGTAGTTCTATTAGTTAGATTATAAGTGGTTTGCTGTAGTTGATCATTACTTTGAATTAATGGTTGGTTTCCCAACACTTCCCTAACAGCAAATAGATTACCAAAGTCTTGTTTATTAGAACGAATAGAAGGTTGACCTAAAGAAAGACCTTCACTATCACTCTTATTATCAATAAAACTTTGAGATAAGGTATTAACATCTACAGTGCTGTTAGATAGACCTATTTGTACTGCTTTTTTAGTATTATTAATAATTGATGAGAAAGCCTCATAATGCTTTTTCACATAAGGTTCTCCTAGATTCGGAGTACTAGTAGTTCCAAAAGTATATCCTTCTGGCATTTCTCCTTTAGACAAAGATTCTATAATAGGATTCATCTATTTAATAATTTCATAAATACTAGTCATATATTCCTTATAATATAGAACATTAGAATAAACTATATTTTCATGTACTTAAGGATAGATATACAAAATGATTTGATTAGCAATACTTACTAAAAATAAATACTTATAAGGCACTATTTGTTTTACGTATTAATAAGTATTAAAAGATATAAATTATAAACTAATTCAATATTAATTAAGTCATATGAACATGCCAATACCCCGCGTTCAGTTTATTGAACAAAATGAGGGGTTTTCACCAGTTAGACCTACAGTTACTAATAGAATAGGAATCATTGGTCCTTTCAGTAGAGGACCTGCCAATAGACTGAGATTAATATCAGGCTATACTGATTTCGCAAATACTTATGGTTCAGATGGAGCAATAGGCTCATTAGCGTTTCAATCAGCTTGGGATCAAGGAGCCCGAGACTTTGGCTGTCTAAGAATATTAGGTAGAGGTAAATCAGCCGTAGGTAAAATAGATTTCAGTGGCTACTCTTCTAAAAAGAACGATATGATCTTTTTAATGAAGTTTATAGGGCCCGCTACTAAAAGATCTGAAAGAGCTTTAAGGTCTAACATAATGACCAGTGGGGATTTTACTGATGGTAATAGTGGTAGATTTTGGTTTAAGGTTGATAAGGTCGATGATGATGATTTTATATATATAAGATATGTATTTATTGCTGATGGTCAAGAAGGACTTATAAATTGGAATCCTGTTACTAGAGATCCGAACAGTATAGCTTTAGACTCAACTTTCCCTTCAACTTTAGCTAATAAAGTTTTAGCAGAAGCATCACAACAAAGTTCTATATCTACATCTGTACTTCAAATAGTAGGTGCAGAGAAACGGAATTTTGCGAATGGTTGTCTTGAATTACCTAAACCCGGTGAAGCCTGTACAGCAGCAATAGTGCAAGGATGGAGAGTTATAGTAGAAGCTGGTTCTATGCGTTGGACATATCATATAGACAACGCAGGTCAAAATATAAGATTTGATGCATCTAATAGTGGCTATATAGGTACTATTCCTATCACAGTCCCAGGTACAACTCAAGGTAATGATTCTTACAACACTGCCATATGGGGTCAAGAGATCACTATAACTACTACAGGAGTAACAAATAGTAAAGATGCAGTCTTAGCAACAGCTACTACTTCGGGAGTTATATACCCTTCAGTATTTCATGTAGAAGATTATTTTGTAGTAAATAAATCTGATACAGGGGTACCCTTTGCTGTTGATAAAGGAGTATTCTTAACGTTTGATACCTTAAATACTGGAGATGGTGTTGATCTATCTCCTGGAGATATATGGTCAGTAAGAATATTGAGTAAAGAATATACTATACCTATTCATGAAGAAGCTGTCCCTAGTCAAGTAGTAACAGCATTTGCATCAGTAATGTCTGGAGAAGATCCTGTGGGTGAAATAAAAAGAAATGAAACTGATACAGGATTATTATTTGAGTTAGAACCAGAATGGGTAGGTATAGAAGGTAATAACTGGAATTACTATTTAGATCTTGCTGAGCCAGATGGTGAAGTAGTATGCGAAGGATCCTTCTTTAGTGGTGAAAGATACATACAAGTCCCTATAAGATTTGCGACTTATATACAAGAGGGGGCTCAAGTAACCACATTAGAAAAGCCTGGCATATACGGTGTATATAATATATCTAATCCTTTCGATCCTTTATCTCCTACGTCCAATCCTAATAAGCCAGTAATTTCTTCTAATACAAAAGTTGTAAGAGTAGAAGCACCAATAACTGGTGGGGGTATGGCAGTAATATGGTTAGATAAACCTATAGAAATGGACTTTGATAGTATAGCGGTATTTCACTTTGCTAATCCATTAGGATTATCTATGACGCATTACACTCAACATCAAGCTACATTTATGCAGGGAGGTGAAGATCCACCTAGAAGAGCCACTAGAACTCTCTATACTTTAGGTGGGGTTGGTTTAATACAATTGTTTGCTAACAGTGAGGGGCAATGGGGTAATCAATTGAGGATAGGTGTGTACCCCGAAAGCAGTAGGACTATAAGAATTACTATAAGGGATCTAGATTCTGATAATTACGATCCACCATTACAAGATGAAGTATTTGTAATCTCTTTAGATCAAACAGATGATAATGGAGTTCTAACTCAACTAAATGCTTCTAAATTTATTAGAGGTATATTCATTCCTAAGGCTAGAAACCCATCGTTCAATATAAAGTACTTAACGATGAGTCCTATGAGATTAGCTCCTTCTGATCAGAATATAATTGACCCTGAAGATCCAGCCTATCCCGATAACTACGGTCCTGAATATATGTCTAGTTTTTCTTTAGAAGACGGATATGATGGACCTCCACTAAATGCAGAGGATTACATCTCGGGTTTAAATTTGATAAAAGATGAACCCATACATATGATTACCACTCCCGGCTTATATAATAGTAGGGAAGTAAAAGCTCAGATGTTAGCACAGGCAAAGTCAGCTACGGAGATAGAAGGTATGAGAATAGCTATCTTAAATGCTAGACCTGGATTAACTCCCGAAGCTTCTCATAATGAAACTTTCGGATTTGATTCTCCACATGGTGTAATGGTAGCTGGTTGGGGAACATATATGGGAAGAGTAGGTGCGCCTAGAGGAGGTCAAAGTCCTGATGCCTATCTAGCAGGAAAATTAGCAGCTACTCCTTACTTTATAGGACCTAATGCTAAGACTAGTGCAGGAGCTGTATTTGGAGTTGCGGAATTAGATACTATGCCTCATTCTAGTAAAGGTAAATTGCAAAGGTTTACTGATGCCAGATTGGAAGTTTTACATTTAGATAGAATACTTAATAGATTTAGCTTCTTAAATGGTAGGACCTTATCTACTGATACTCAATGGGATAAAGTTAGTTACAGAAGAACCTTTAATGTTATAAGGACTGACTTGTCTAAAGTAATGTATCCTTATTTGAGCGAACCAAATACTCCTAGAAATCATACGAGAATGGCCTCAGCTATAGATGCCTACATGAGTCAAAGGAAAAGGAATGGTCAAATAAGTAGTGCCACTAATGCCTCTGTAAATAGTCCTAATCCAGCATCTGGTCTTGTTGAAATAAGAGTTAGTATCATTCCTATTTATGCTATGGATTATATAGATATCTACTTAATAAGAGATGATATAGGCTCACCCACTAGACCTTTAGTTTAGAGAATTAATATATTGAAAGTTAGTAATGAAATACACACTCGCATTCACATTATCCTTGAGCTAACTATGCCTTTTGATTATTATACTTGGGTTAACGATAATTCTACTAATGAAAATACATGGTTTGGTGTATTTCAATCTTTAACTTTGTATATTAAAAATCCTAAAGAAATCCATTTAGATTCTGTACAAACAAGTTCTACTACATTAAGCAATAAAGGTCGAATAGAATGGGTGTTAGAAACAGGAATGGTATATATGGGTTTTGTTGAAAGAAGCTTTGGAGTCTCTTGTATTAGAAAAGATATTTACCCTACTAAAGGTCCTAGATTTCAAATATCCTTTGATACAGCATTCACTCCTGATATCTTAATAAGCCCTACACTACAAGAAGTTAATGAAGACTCCTTAATTATTAGTTCTAATAAAAAGGATAGATTCAATAAACTAAGTTTTGAAGAACACTTCCTTTCTAATTCCTTAGAATCTAACCTCTATAAACATCTTGACAATAACTCTAGAATTAAAGAGACAGGTAGGTATGATTTACTAAATGCTAAAGTAGATTGTTTATCTTTAGGATTAATGCCAGGTAGACGCGTAGCTGCTATCCGTTGGGAAGGAGTAGCAGAAGGAGTATGTTATCAAACAGAACCAATTCAAAAGTTCATTAGGAGTGAACAATCCAACAGTAAAATAACTACTAAATAGATTTGGATTATTAATATCTAAATAACAAACAATTTATAGATTACATTGATTTTTGTATTTTAAGAGATGATAAAAGTTCGTCTATTTAATCAATTAAAAAAATTATCAACAGTTTAATTAATTATGCCTTTTGAAGTACCTGAACATCAAGATTCGTTATATTGTTCACCAGTTAATAATACTGGCTTAGACCCATTACAAGGTTTTGACTTCTTTGTATGGGTTCAAGATGTTTGTACTGGTAAAGTAGCGTGGTTTGGTTTATTCCAATCCCTAACTCTTTCTATAAGAGATGCTACTGAAACATATCTAGAACTAGGGCAAAGGATACCAATACATCTAAATGGTGAAATTCAAATAGCCTGGGTACTGGAACAAGGAATGGTCGACATGGGCTTTATTGAAAGAACCTTTGGAGTCTCTTGTATTAGAAGAGATATGTATATTACTAGAGGTCCTAGATTCCAAATATCCTTTGACGCACATGCCGCTGAATTGGAACAAGCAGCTGAGTATACTGCAGATGGTGTATTAGATAGAACTCAAGGAGACGCAACGGGTACTGGGTCAGGAGAACAAGGTGCAGGTTATAGATGGGGTGCAGATGAATATTTTACTTGGGATAGAGGAGAGTATGCTTCTTATGGAGATTCTGATAAACCTGCAAGACCAAGAGCTACTGGTAGATACGATGTATTAAGAGCTAAAGTTGACTCTTTATCTCTAGGATTAATGCCCGGTAGACGTGTAGCTGCTATCCGTTGGGAAGGGGTAGCAGAAGGGATATGTTATCAAACAGAAACAGTCCAGAGGTTTAAGAAAGAAAGACAAAACAAAAATGCTTCTGCTGGTGGATTTATTACTGGTAGTAACGGGGAGATTATAGGAACCCCTAGAGGCTCGGCTCCTTCACAAGCCAATAATGGGAACTTTGTATGGCAATAAAATTTCCATAATAAATATATAAATTTAAATACATTTTCTTTTAGCTCATTTATTGTATATTAATTATTACGTACATATAATGAGCTATTTTAATATTCATATGAATAAACCATCTAATACCAACAATTATGATTTCGTAGTGTGGGAAGATAATCAAGATCAGATTAGACGATTCGGCTTCTTTGAAACCTTAGTCTTATCTGTAAGTGAAGTTAATGAGAATGTTCATCCTGATAAGTTAGTTATTAATTGGGTACTAGAAAAAGGCATGATGGCTACAGATAAAGTTAAAGAGATATTGGATCTAGAAGAATTAGAATTAAATGAAAGTATTCTGGTAGAAGACCCAAATGAAATAAATTTTCAAATATCATTTGATTGTATAGATAATATATTAAAACCTGGTAATAAAGTTTTAAAAGGAAATCCAGGAAGATACGACATCATAGATTGTAGTATAAAATCTATGATTATACACAATGAGATAAGTGATAAATCCTTAAGGATAAAGGAAATAAAAGGCAGTTCTACTCAATATCTATTTACTGAAGGTAAAGATATTTCTTACATATTGAATCCTAGTAAGGTTAACGAACGTTACAATTAATTCAATAAATATTGATAATCATATTATTCTTAGTAATCCACTCAAAGATATATATATGACTACTACAGTTTCAGTTCCAAAACCCCCGATAGTAGTAAGAGCCCAACAAGACAATCCTATATTGCTATGGGTTCAAGTAAAATCTGACATAAAACTTCTAGGAGAATGTAAACGGCTAAATATATACGCTGAGAGTAAAAAGGAAACTAATGTTATTGATATAGAAGTTAATGTCTTTAATATAGAATCAGATTGTAGACCATGGATAGAAGACAAAATATTAAAAGAGGGTCTCAAGTTTGAAATGTCTTTCAGTCCCTATCTTATATCTAATGAGGAGAAAGATAGAAATGTGGGTAGATACGATTTATTAAACTGTTCTATAGACTCACAAGTAGAAATATTTAAAGCAATGAGTTGGGATTGTAAAGCGGAAGGTTTATGTTATCAAACTGAAAGTATGAATAGCTTTATGGATAGCCTAAGTTATTCTTAATGCTAATCAACTATAAACTTCTTCATACTTAGACCACCAATAATCCAAATTATCATATTCTTTATGCGATTTCCTTCCAGACCAATTAGGAATAGTCATGATATTGTTTAGTATAAAATCTTGACTAACTCCTGCTTTATTTAATACGGCGGCAGCGTAAGGTATTGGTACTATACACTCTTGAGGAATAACTTTATAAGGTTAGAAATCTAGTGTTTTAGAATCAACACATAAGTACTTATAGTTAGGATAGGAATTATTTGGATTTATAGTATTAGATCCAAATATGTCAGGACAAGTGTCAACATCCCTTGGATAGACTTTATTATGTGTATATATCTCTCTAAACATTATTATCTCCTACGTTAGTTTGTCAATAGAAACTTTAGTCTGTTTATTACCTGCATTGAGACACATAGCCCAAAATAGTTCTAAATTATCTAAGTCTTCTGTAATATAAAAATCTTGAGAATTAATATTTTCCTCATAGGCTGATCTCAAAATATTCCTTTTAATAAAGTCTATAGAAAGTCCTTTATTATGTAAAACACAAGCAGCCAACGGTCTAGGTATAAATTGCATGTAGCTCTGATTACCTACAACTATAACATCATAAGTAATTGGATCAATAAGTAAATATTTATTTGCTGTTGCTTTGCTATTAACTTGATATTTTATATCGTCATGATTAAGAAGCGGGTGTATATCAGGACTATTCTCTAGAATAGCTTTATTATAATAGTCATCATAGTGCTCCCATACCTTATATCCTATAAACAGGTAGCCTCTCCTAACTACAGTGAAACTGTTATACCTTTGCGGTTCACGGTAATATTCCATTTCTACAGAATACTTCTTCATAATTCATTCTCCTTCTTCACGGTAAGTGCCATACACTTTTTTTATAATAATCAATAAAGTATGAATAGATAAAATTATAAGAATAGTTAATAAGATAAGCAGACAATAAATATAACAATCATCAATTAAATATTCATAAATGAATCGTATAGCAGTAAAAATCCTAAAGTCCTTTCGTCACATTTATGGCAATAAGGATGTTCATTTAAAAGCAGGAGGAGTTTATTACTTAGATGTAGAGAAGCCAGAGGATAGAGATGAGCTCATCTATATGATGAGTGGATCATTTCCTTACAGATTCTTCATATCAATTGAGATGAGTCCTCAATTGATGCAGATTCTGGCTGTATCTAAATTTGATGTTTATGATAGACCTCCTGCCTCTCCTCAAGTAGGTAGAGTATATTTTAATCCTATAACTGGTAAAGCTTATATATGGGATGGTACAACTTGGAAAGATATGACATGCTGCGGCTCCGGAGGTGGAGGCGGTGGCGGTGGTGGTACTACAGTAGTACCAGCCTTATTTGGAGACGTCACTTCTTCAGGTTATAGTAATGAAGTCCAAATCACTCCGGGAGTTATAGTAGATGCTGATATAAGTCCAACAGCAGCTATTAAATTAAGTAAGTTAGAAAAGAATCCTTTAGACAGAGCTAATCATACTGGATCTCAATTAGCTAATACTATATCTGATTTCATTCCAACGGTAAAAACTGTAGCATTAAACCAGATGGCCAAGCCTATTGGCAATCTGGATATGAACAACTTTAGGATTATAAATCTTCAAGATCCTCTTAATCCTCAAGATGCAGTTACTAAAAAGTATGTCGACCAGGCAATACAAAACCTCAATCTAACCTTCCCTATCCCCTTAAGTCAAGGGGGTACAGGTATAGCTGCTAATACTGGTATAGAAGCCCTAAACGCTTTAGAAGGTGTAGGTGATGGTAGAAACTTACCTATCACAGGTAATGCACCTGCAAATAGTGGGAGAATCTTTGCTAATAAAACGAGGAATACTGGAGCCACTCCTTCCTATCTAAACTTCAGAAGAATAGCTGTCACAGCACCTCTAACACTAGTAGAAAATACGGATCATATACTTATAAGTTTAGGTGGTACTGGTACTATTAACATAAATACCGGCTTAACTGGTTATCCACTAACTGTTGCTAATGGAGGTACTGGAGCTACTACAGCTCAAGGAGCTAGAGTTAATTTGGGAGCTGTTGGTGCGGGTCTTAATTCTATCCAACCAGCTACTACTGATGTAGGTAATGTTTTTAGAGATGTCATTAATAATGCTGGAGACATTACTATGCGCTTCAGGTCTCTTAAAGAAGTGGCCAATGGTGGTATAGACATAAATACAGTTGGTACTGAAGTAGAGTTTTCAGTAAGGGAAGGAGATTTAAATATTGGTAATATGGGTGGGCAAATAAACTTGGCAGGTGCTCAAGTTACAGGGATCTTACCTATCATTAGAGGAGGTACAGGAGCAAATACTATAGCAGGTGCCAGAGATAACCTAAATGTAGTATATGATGCCCGTATGATAGCTGGTGCTACAGGTCAATCAGTACTAGCAAATCCTGCAGTAGTTCAACAAGCTGGTGACGGTGGAGTCATTCAAACTAAAGGAATAAGAGCAGGAGCTAATGTAACTATTACGTCAACAGGTACTGATATAGAAATAAGTGCTGCTACTGGTGCTTCTTCTCTTGGTGCTAATGTAGGTACTACTGGAGCTAATACAGGTCAAGTTTATGTAAATAATACTGGATCTACTCTTAACTTTAGGAGTATTGTGGCAGGTCCTGGACAGAATGTGGTTATGACAGGAAGTGACATAACTATAAGCCCAAATATAAGAAGTGCTTCTACAGCGGGGGCTCAAGTATTAGCTCCAGTACCGACCGTTAATGGTAATCCTTATCAGATAAAGAGTTTAGTACAAGGGAACGGTATTACCCTAACTGACACTAATGCTTCCATAACTATAGAAGCTAATCTTCAAGGTGTAGCTAATGTCGGTACAAGACCTGGACAAGTATATAGGGATGTAACAAACAATACTATTAATCTTAGGACTATAGGGGGACTGAATAATGACCCAGTACAAGATGGTATTACAGTTACAACTACCGGGGATCATGTATTATTACAATCAAGAGTATTAGGTGCAATTAATATTGGTACAGGTAAAGAAGTTTATAATGATGCAGTTACTTTACCAGGTAGTCTTGAATTCAGAACTTTAGTAGAAGATTATGCCATAACACTTACTGAAACAGCACAAGAAATAAGTGTCAAGTTTAATCATACTCATGTTGGTGGTGAAACTGAAGTATTAAAAGCAGTAGGAGCAACACCAGGACCTGCAGAATTTAAGACCTTCAGAGCTGGCACAGGAATTATATTAGATAACACAACAGATCCTGATGTAATAGAAATTAGGTCTGCAGCTGCGGCTTTAACTCCTGACTATGCTATTGATATTACTAATAATGTAATAAAGGTTGAAGCTGAGAATTTAGCCGGGACAGGCGAGATAGTACTGTCTAATCCTGCTGGGGCTGCTGCGGATCCTATGAGGTTTAGAAGAGTATTGGCTGGTACCAATATATCGTTAGCTAACTCAACTACTAATGAAATAGTTATTGATGTTGACGGTGTAATAACAGACGGAGCTAATGTTAGTAGCATTATGCTGACTGGTTCTTATGGAAATGGAGAAGTATTTAAAGATAAGACAGGTACTACACTTAACTTTAAAACTTTATATTTTGGTTCGCCAACAGTAGGTTATCCAGGTGCTGCTGTTAATAATTCTACAGATGATGTAGTAGTAGATCTTTATATAGTAAATGCTACTTCTTTATCTACAGATGAAGACATTTACACCACAGGGAACATAACGACTGCAGGTTCTACTTTAGAGTTTAGGGGTATTAAAGAAGGTGGTGCTATCTCTTTAGCCAACTCTACTACTACTGATGTTCAAATTGATGTAGTAGCTGAGAACTTAGGTACTGGTGAAGATCTTATAATTAATCCTACTCCAGCTGTAGGTGAGAAGCTCCAAGTCAAGAGATTACAAGAAGGTCCTGGTATAGATTTAGACAGTACTACTACTGCAAATACTATAATAATTAGTGCGGCTGCACCAGTCGATGATTATGGTATTGAAATCACTACTAACGCTACTACAGGAGTTTCTACTATAAAAGCTCATGCAGTAAACTTGGGTACAGCTGGTGAAATAGTATTAGCTAATCCTACAGGCGCTGCGGCTGATCCTATGGAATTCAAACGTATTAGTCCAGATGGTACTAATGCGGGAATAACTGTTACTAGTAATGCTACTAATGTCCTTCTTAAAGCTAATGTTGGTGGTGCTATAAATGTTGGTACAGGATTAGATGTATTAAAAGGATTAAATGCTACTACCAATAACTTAGAATTCAAACGATTAGCAGATGGTTATGGTATTATACTTGATGACACTACAGTTGCCGATAGTATTTTAATAAAAGCTCATGCTGCTAACTTATCTGGTAGTGGTCAACCTGTATTAGCTATAACTCCTACAGGTAATACAGATCCTTTAAACTTCAAACATATAAGTCCAGCAGCTACCAGTCCTGGTATAAACATTACAGCTGACGCTAATAATGTTTATATACAAGGAAGAATCAATAATGTTACACAAGTTGGTACAGGAGAGTCTCTATTGACCAATACTTTACCATTAACTGCATGGGGTGAAGAATTAGAATTTAAGAGAGTATTAGGTGACTATGGTATCGATGTTAGTACCGCAACTGGCGATATAGTAGTTAAAGCTGAAGCTACAAATATTGGTACCACTACGGGTACAGCTGGTAAAGCCGCTGAGGATATATTAAATAATCCTACTGGAGGCGCAGCCGATCCTATGGAATTTAAGAGGATTGTAGGAATGGCAAATAGTGGTATAGATATTAGTACAGTAGGGGATACTATAGTTGTTGACTATACTGCCGGTGCTAATAGTTATAGTACTCCTACCCCCTTAGCACCCGCTACTGGTACTACAGGAGCTCACGTATGGACAGTTACTCATAACTTAGGGTTAACTGGTGCTTTTGATAACATAGTATTTAATGCTTATGACATGAACAATAATAGAGCAGTAATTCCATTTACAAGAATTATACCTGTGGATGCGAATACTACACAATTTGAATGGGTAACTGGAAGTAACCCGTCACCTACTACTTCTGTACACTTTAGAATAGTTAAGACTGAACAGTAAAAAGTTAATACAAATAAACCCATATGAACGTAGCAATCATCAGATCTCAAATAGCTAAGAAGAAAGGAGTAGATATTAATAGTATAGGAGTGTATGCTAGACGCCCTTATGATCCTAACTTCAGTGAAGAGCTATGGAATAAATTAGATCAAAGAGAAGGTACTGAATTGGTACAAGGTGTCTTTTATGATGGTCAGGGAAGTTTTGATACTAAATTCTACTTACTAAAAGATTCAGAAAGGGTCATTTAAACTGATAATTCTTAATTGAAATAGTATGAATAAATAGAGGAGAACAATCTCCTCTATTATTTTTATATGAGATTACTTAGAAAAATTGAATGATTAAAGAAGTATTAGATGTAATTAATAAATTAGATAAATCAAAAGTTAATTTACCACTTAGGACGGGCGGAACTAAAGTAGAAAAGGCTTTGAAAGATATACAAAAAAGATTACCTGAACTAGATCAACCTAAACAAGCTTTATTAGCCATTCTTCTTCAACATCAAAGCTTAACAAGATTTACTGATCAAGAACTAAAAAGAGTTTCTGAATTGAGACTAGAACTATTAGATAATAATGTTAATGAAACACCTGTAAGGGCAATAAAATCTAATATGGGATTTTATGATACTGGTAGTTATAGAGTAAATACTCAATTAGCTAAAGCTAACGTAAACAGCAATCATCTAAATTATCTAATAGCTAGTCGTACAAAGAATATAGAACGTTTATTATTGGAACTTATATCTTAATTAACTAAAAACTTATGACAGCAGTATATCAATTATTTAATAACTATAACTTTCAGAATCTTAGAAGAATTCAACTAAAGCTTGGAGAGGATCAACCGGATCAATATTTTAGTAATGATATTAATCTAATACCAGGAGTTACTATAGAAAAATACTCTAAGTTAACTCAGGTTTATTTTCAAGATTTAACACCATCAGGTCAAACTTCAAATAGTGCAGCTATAAATACTGTTGCAGGTCTTATATGGATAGAATGGATAACTGAAGAAGAAAAGAGACATAGCTTTAGTGTAAAGCCTTTTACTAGAGATTCTAGTACTTTAGTAATAACAGCATTAGGTCAAACTAGAGACACAGATGATGAAACAGAAATAAAAAGTATATTCTCTGCTCTTAGTTCGAGACCGGTCTCAGAGAATTTATTCACCCTCCCTGAGGCGAACATTATAATAGATAAGTTAATAGAGAAAATAAAGTCTATAAATAATAGTAATAAGAAAGCTATAGTAAACAATAATATCCTCTTCAATAATCAGGTAATAGTTAACAAAGGAGTAGAAGCTAAAATAAGTAGTATTGAAAAAGGATCCATTGACCTTCGCGATAATGAACAAATCGTTGTAGGTAAAATAGCTTATTCCGATTCGGGAATAACAGTCCGGTTTATACCCTCAGGTAATACTAGTGTTGAGGTCAAGGTATATACATCCCCTCCTATTTCAGAATATTTAAGCTTATACAACGCTCTTAGCTCACTAACTTTAGTACCAGGCTCAGCATTAGAAATAGGAGCTATACCTTTACCTTTAGAAGCTTGTAATGTAAAGATTGAAAAAAGTGAATTTGATAAAGCTTATATAGATTGGGGACAGGAAATAAAAGGTTGGATTCCTAAGATTGATAGTTGCGCTAATGAAATAGCTTATATCGCTAGGGAAACAGCAGACTCACCTGTATTTGCTGATAATGTAATGAGTATAAGAAATGCTGCAAAAGCATTAAATACGACGGAAGCTTGGAATAGTAAAAGTTCTATAGATAATATACTAGAGAAATATAAAGAGTTAGTAGATCTAATATCTTCTAATGATTTATGGAAGAGAGCCAGTGCAGATGGAGGTCATTCATGTGAAACAGCTATTAAGTGTTTTACTGATGTAATGGTTAGAAGGCCGTGTCTAGAAAAAGAAACACCTGTGGAGAATAATCCTGCACCTCCTACTCCTGGTGAAGAATCCACAGAGGGTACGACTCCTAAATGTATGGAAGTAAGTCCTGAAAGATGGGGTGTTAGATTTAGGTATAGAGATGCTGGTGGTTCTTGTTCACCTATTAATAGTTCATCAGATAGTGATATTAGATTTGATTTAGATGCAGCCCAACAAAGATGGCCTGGTCATACATATGATTGGTTCTTAATGTTATTACCTGCCATGAGAAGTGTTATACCTAATTCAGGAGGCATGGATACACCTAATGCTATGCCAGGATTACAATTCCAAATAAAGAGCAATATAGCTAAACATAGATTGCCCGGCTTTCAACCTATATATCAGCATCTAGGGGTCGATACTGTACTTGTTACATTAGTTGGTACATTTACTGGAGATGGTGGCTTAGGAGCTAAATACGGTAACTTCCAGGAGTACTCTGGATATGGGACGGGAGTTAACAGGGATGTAAGTGTTAATGGTGAAAATGAAGTATTACCGGATACTAGAAAGAATGAGAACGGTGTATCATATGGAGCTTTGACGGATAGTGGAGCTTTAGGAATAAATACAATTAGTCCTCAATATCAACCATGGGATAAAAGAGAACCAGTAAGTGCGGGGTTTGAAATTGGTAATCCTATGTCTGGGCATCCAATAGTAGAGTCTACTAATAATAGAGTGGAAACTTTAATGTCTTATAATTCCCAAACAGGGGAAAGAGTTCCAGGATTAGATATTAAAAATAGTAGAGGTGTATCTACTATGGAACAAAACTTAATGGGTGCTGGGATGTTTATGAGAGATGGGTGTCCATGGACTTGTGATACTGCTGATAACTACCAAGGTTATAGAGAAGAGAGTAGAGGTGATTATGCCGCTGGTTATCAAGATGCACTTAATCCTGATGTTACTAATACTCATTCGTTGTTAGAAATAGCTTCTTATTTAGACTCTTATCACGAGTTCAGTTCATTCTATAAATTTGCTGTGTTAGAAGGTAGAGAACTAGAAGTAGAAATTAATTTAAGAAGAAATAGGGATATGATGCAGCCTATGCCTAATTCATTCCTACAATATGGTAGAGAAGCTACTGGAGTAGGACTACGCAATGATGCTAATGGCAATCCTTCTTTCAAAGGATTAGTCAAACAAATGGAAGTCTTTCATGCTAAGAGTGATAGAACTTGGTACACCATTCAGATAGAATTAACTGACTACGGTATGTTAGGTCAAGAGCCTCTTAATTTAACTAATGATTTGACAGAAGCAGCGGCAGCAGCATTAGCAGATCAACGAAGTGCATTAGAGGTTAATGAAGAGGCAGTATCTGAGTCAGCAAGTGCCAATCTAGAATGTACAAACAGATTAAGATTAAAAAGTATAAGGTTTGATAGAGGTAATTATAGATATTATATAAGTCTAGACTCTTTAGAGGGATTTAAAATTCCTTTTGTGGCTAAACAAGAATTAACGGAGAGGGCTGAATATATGTCTAAAAGAGAGACTTATTTTTTTATAAAATCTTCAGTCTCTAATATGAGACGTTTTGAACGGGGGTTAATAGTCGCCTATATACGGCAATGTCTGAATAACGCTAAGCCCTTAGGCAGTAGGCCGGATAATTTAGACGAAGGATCTTATACTAAACTAACAGATATACTACTAGGGGGTGCTGAATGGGGTTATCATAACAGTGGTTGGGTAGTAAAATCTTCGAATAATAACAGAGAGTACAAAAACCCTTCTTCCTTAAATCTTATTCTCAATCAGTCTACCGGTACAGATTTTCTAAACGCTTTACTCCTATACTTAACAAAAGTAGATATTAACACTACTAGTTTATGTGAAATGGGTGGTGAATCTATTGATAATACTACTGATACTTCTAATACTTCTAATACTTCTAATAATCAAGAAGCAGCCCCTTCATCCTCTATAACTTCTCCTGCCAGTCCACCTGCAAGTAGAACCTCTCCCTCTAATTCTTCTAATACTACTTCTAATACTACTTCTAATACTACTTCTAATTCTTCTAATGCTACTTCTAATTCTTCTAATACTACTTCTAATAGTAGCAATACAAACAATAGTGGTGCAAGCACTTCATCAAGTGACGATTTAACTTTGATCTCAGATATTATTAGAAATACTAGAACTACTAGAAGACTAGCTTTAAGTGGATTTGACTTATTTACCAACGTATTTCAAGGTATTAATCTAAATAGTCCTGCACCTGAACTACCAGTTAATAATGACAGGTATGTTTCTTTAATAGTCAATGGACCAAACTCTATAGGTTACGATAGACAAAGCGGATGGTTAATTCAAGGGACGGGCAGTAATGCCACAGCTAAATCCTAATG